TTAATAATCATCCGATCCCACTGCGTGGGGCATGGATGGGGCAAACTCACTCAATTTCTGGTTGAGGATGAGTACCTGGTCCTGGTTATTTTCAGCCATCCAGGATCCGTATACCCGGTAAACCATTTGCGCGTCGGTGTGGCCCATTTGCTTCGCGATGAAGTTCGGGTTAGCGCCGGCAGCTAACGACCAGCATGCATACGTATGTCGGGACTGGTATGCTCTGCGATAGCGAATCCCGGCGCGTCGCATTGCAGCCTCCCAGGACTGGTTGATCGACCCCACAGCGTAATGATGCCCGGCACGGCCATTGCGCAATCCTTTTTGTGGGTTAAACACAAATGTGCACGGATGCACTTCTGTGCGACCAAACTCACGCAATTTCACCTCTACCTGATACTGCTTACCCAGGCGGGTTAATTCGGCCTGGTTCTTCAGGACGTCGATAGCTGGCTGAATAAGGTTGATGATGCGATTTGTGCCGGCCTCGGTCTTCGGAAGGGTGAATTCCTTCGTTAACGTGTGATTGCGGCGAATCATCATCGTACCTGCTTTCAGATCGATATCCTCCCAGGCCAGCGACACCAGTTCGCCGTGGCGCACACCTGTGTACACAGCCAGCGACCACATATTTTTCAGCTGCTGATGACTGCAGGCGTTGATCAGCCTGACAAACTCATCGCGGGTAAGCGGATCAGGCTCGCAACGCGAGCGCTTGAGAAGGGCGATCCCGTTGAAAGGGCTAACCTTCACATAACCGCTTTCAGCAGCGAATTTGAACATGCCAGCCATGGTCTTCATGTAATTGTTGACCGTTCTTACTGTGCGGCCCTTAACCGGTGTTTTGTGTCCAGCTTTCAACGTCTGATACCCGGTCAGCAGTTCCTTTCTGATAAACAGCAGGTCTTCCTGTGTTACTGCAGATACAAGCCTGTCACCGCCGATCCTCGGCACCATATTGCGCGTTATAGATGTATAACGTGCCATCGCGTTGGTGCTGATCTCCATACGCTTCAGTTCAAGCCACTTGTTCGCCAGTTCGAGCACGGTGATCTCCTTGCTCTCCACCCCGAACCTTCTCAGGTTCGGCGAGTCAGGAAACTGTGCGGCATAGTTGAAGTTGCCTGTCTTTATCGCGAAACACACCGACGCACGTAACTCGCCAGCTACTTTTCTGTTTTTTGGTGTACCTGGCACGCCGAGGCTTTCGCGCACCCGGCTGCCTTTATAGATGAACCATATGCGGAGCGTACCGCCATGGTTCTCCACGCCTGTTGGGTATGCTGACTTAGCCATTATTCCCTCCTGACGTCCAAGAGCCCGCTAAGCATAAACGGATCTTCATTGGCGCGCACCCGGCTGTTTCTTTGACATGCTCTCAACCCACTGGTCGACAGCTTTACGGTTGTACATGCATTCGCTGTTTTTCTTTGGTACGCCGTCCGGGGAGACATGCAGGTATTCCCGCCCGACCATCCAGCATTTTTTGCGGGCCCGCTCGATAGTGCCCGGGCGAAGGCCGGTAATCTCGACGAGCTTTTCTTCGGTTACCCAGTCGTTGGGCACGATTAAGGTCATTTCGCTCATGGTAGCTCCTATGACATCGTTTTATAAAACTGCGGCTGGTCTGGCGTGGCCGCGCGGAGTTCGTATTCGTAATGGATCTGATAAGTGCCGCCGTCCCATGCGACATAAACCCGCGCCTTATCGTTTTCCGGTTCCAACAGGCTTTCGACTATCCCCGTCAGCCCGCCGGTCTTCTTCTGGACTAATGCGCCCACATTAAAAGCAGCCATTGCACACCTTCCGGTTCGTGAAGAAATGAGATGAGAGCGCCCAGCGCCATAAGTGCGGCGATGAGCCAGGTCATGGGGTTTGATTGCATAGGGCGCTCCTACTGTTAAGCGGTTAGCGGATATCGATATCAGGGATGATTACTGAAGGTTTGAAGGTGACGCGATAATGGTTCACGCTGGCGTTCGTGCCGCTCAGATCTTCCATGAACCAGGTCACGTTATCCGACAGGCCGAGCATGTGCTTTTTGTAGACGCCTGGTCCGGTCTTGCAGATGACGCCCAGGGTACGAGCGGTGCTGGTGTTGTCTTTGGAGCAAAGGCCGGTGATCTCCAGCATGAATTCGCCGGTGATACCGTTATAAAAAACAAAGCGACGCTGAGCTTCGAAATTGTCCGCGGCTTTGCTGACGTTACGGCTGGCCACATCAGCATCATTCACATCACACGCAGACAACGCCAGAACAGCCAGTAGCAGTAAACCTTTTTTCATTTTGTCACCTGTAAAAAGAACCCGGCGAGTGGCCGGGCAAAAGGGATCACGAGGCAGTGCTTTCGCACCCAATAGCCAGCTCATAACTGGCTATCAGTTGCGTCAGTCTGTGAAATAGCAGAAGTCAGAACTGCGCGTTCGCACAGCAATCCACCCAGGGGCTGGTTTTCCTGTTCTTGCTGCTACATGCCACGAAACGTACTGCATTTGCTGCGTATTGCTGCGCCAGTGGTTCATGCCAAGCAGACGGCGCGCTGCCGCGTTACTCTTCATAATCTCTCCTTACGCCGCGCGCTGGGCGCGCAGCGATTTAATGTGCTCGCTCTTCTCCAGTTCGGCGCGTATCTGCGCCGCCTCTCGGTGATCGAGGTGCTCAAAATCATTGTTAAAACGGTCTATTGAAGCGGTGTTTATCCGGCCCTGTCGCCAGTAGCGGACTGTCTGTGATGTGCAGCTGTGGATGATGACGGGCCAACCGTGCTGGTCAGCGTAAATCTGACCCCGTTGAATGAGTGCAAACATCACGCACCTCACCGTTATTGATGGATGAACCTAGTTGAGATTTAGCGCTTTGATAAGCTGCTGAGGCTTCTTCTTCGGTTGCATAGTCACCGAGATATTTAGTCTTCCCATTTTTTGTTATGTGTGCGGTCCACCGACCTGAAGGTCTTTTCGATACCCCAACAAATTTTGATGTACTTCCTTTTCGTTTTCTTTGGTTTGACTGCTGTTCAGACAATGTCGACCATCTGCAATTTTCAGGAAAATAACCAGAGGAGTTGTCTATTCGATCGAGAGTTGTTCCTTTTGGTCTCGGTCCCATATCTTCATAAAATGCTGAGAATTCCCGCCACCTATCGCATACGAGTATTCCCCGGCCTCCGTAATCCTCATATCTCTTGTTATTTATATTGTTGCACCGCTGCATCATTGAGTCCCAACTGTGGTACTCGCGACTTCCTGTCATTCCATGCTTTCTGCTAATTTTTGAGACGGTCTCTCGATGAAGGCACCCACATGATTTAACTGATCCATTTTTGAAGCTACATAGGCGGATGGCTTTTTTATTTCCACACTCACACTGAAACAAACCCATTTTGTGTTTCTTTTGTGATGGCAATTCCTCTAAAAAGGTCAGACGGTTCTTCTTATCTCCCGGTTTTAATTCTGTAGGCATATCACCCCCTAAATATCTTGGCCTGTCTTTCGGATAACTCTGCACAATCAACACATAACTTGACGCCTGGAATGGCCTTCCTTCTGCTATCAGGAATTTTTGATCCGCATTCTTCACAACGCTCAGCTGATACGGCGTTATGGTCGATGCGGTGAGCGGAAAGGGCAGCGTTACGCTGAAGCTCTTCAATCTCTGCTGCTGTATCGATGATATCGGCCATGGTCAATGCTCCCGGAACTGTCGGTTAATTCGGTTGAAGGTGAATGCCAGCAATAAAAAAGGCCGACTAAGCGGCCTGGTGATCAGTGCCTTCATGCTGCACCGCCATCATTCTTTTCTGCTTTGACCGCCATCAGCTCAAGCCGTCGCGATAACTCGGCGGCCAGAGTCTGGAATTCTTCCTCGGTCGCCACCGGGATCGGCACGAAGCGAATCCCGATGTGTGCGAGGTTGTTGGCGATTTCGAGGCTCTTCCTCAAATCAACGGGTGAGGCTCTGTTCATGCGGCGCGCTCCTCTTCCTGGAAGATAATTTCCATTTCCAGCTTCTCGGCCAGGGCATTCTCCGCTCGGGCACCAGCGGAGTGCTCCCAGCCTTCAAGCATGTAGATAGCATCAGCACAGCGAAGCATTGCCAGGCAGATGTCCATGTACTCGGCCTGGGTTAATCCATCTGGTAGACGGGCGGGATTCAGAACAATATGGCCTTTCGACCAGAGATGAAAATGCGCATGGTTAAAAGCGGCACGGTTAAAATTAGGTAGGCCGCTCATCGGTCCGGCAATATAAACTTTCACGATTCCACTCCGAAGCGGCGATTAAGCCGCCCTGTGTATACGACGAACTCCAGGAGGCTAACTCCCAGAGCTTCAATTTTCTTGTGATGCTTGTTGATGATGGGAGGCACCGTTTCGTTCCAGTTAGGCTTTGGCTTCTTGCGCATGGCCTGCTGGATTTCCTCGGTGCAGCGACGGCAGGCGGCGCGGATGGCGTTGTCTGTTTCTGGCGTCATGCGGCCTCCCGTTTATCTTTGAGGTGAGGTGCGTTCGAAAGAAAAACCGCTTTCGCAAAGCCCAGAGGAGTTGCGCTTCTAATGTTGGCGCGCTCGTCACTGGGTGGGCATTGGTGAATGCGGTTGTCCGGGTACCAATCTGCAACCAATCCTTCGAGCGAGGTTTTTGAAACAGCTTCTACTGCTTTCTTTTTCGGGACCATCCGACCACACGCCAGCCTCACGGTCTCGATAGCCGCCTCAACCATCGGGTGAGTATTTTCTGCCGGTGAAACGAAGCCACCCCCAGTCCACAGACAGGTTTGCTTGGTATAGTTGTCGTCAACGACTAGCCCGGTGAACTGGTACGGGTGGAACGTATAATCAGACGAGCCGAAAATGCTGCTGAACACGCTCACCGGGTTTTCGAATGCCCATGGGCAACCGGCCGCCATTCCTACCATGCGGCATTGCTCGGCAACCAGCGCAGCTTTAGCCTGAAAATGTGGGTCTTTGGCTCGTTTTGACTCGAACCAACGTGAACCAGATACTGCAACGTCAGTGCAAGGAGGAAAGCCGATAACCATAACCACGTTCTCGGTGCGAATGATTTGAGACAGCCTCGGCATAGCCTCAATTATCGTTGCCGATATTCGCTCAATCGGCCCGTTAATCGAAGTATCTGGGTGTTGCGGGTCAACCAATACCGCACGGTAACCAGCATCAACCCATGGTTCAGACATGACGCCAGTGATATCGCACAGGCAGATAATGGTACCTTTGCTCATGCGGCCTCCGTTTTCACAACATCGATGGCGCAGCCGGGCAGCAGTTCTACAGCGGCGGTGGCGCACTGATTTCCCCAATGGTGCCAGCCTGGCGCCGCGCTGCGGCTGAATAACTCAATGCGTGGCACATCACCGTAAAGCATCTCCAGCCGGTGGCGCACTTCCCACGGCTTTTCGCTGTGAGCTCCGAGCGGGCTGTAGACCACCTGCTTAATCCCGGCATGCTTTCGCTCCAGCCCGGTGCCGCGGGTAGCAATGAGCAGGTCTTCGGTGTTGGCCCGTGTGTGGTTGCCGCCGTTCATGCGCGTCTCAGCGTTAAGCAGATCGAGGAAGTCGTAAAAGTCGGTGATTTCACCCTCGGCCAGCGCCTTGTTGATGCGCAATTCCGCGTTCTGGTTAAGCTTCACCCAGGTGAAGCCCTTCATAGTGCGAACGGTAAAACCCCACGCCTCGGCCAATTCGATAGCCTCCTGGTTATGCGTCCCGGTGTACCACATCGCCAGCACCGCGTTTTCGGCGGCAAGTTCCCACACTGGCAGGCGCTTGATGTCGATGAGTTTCATGGTGGAGTAGTGATCGGCAGCGGCGCCGTTGCTGATTGTGTTACCGTAAGCCCATGGCGGGTCAACATACAGAAGAGAGTATTTCGCTGTCATGCCGCCTCCTGCCTTTCCCGATATTCCTCAGCGAGCCGCTGCGCCTTTAATGGATTACTGACCACTTCACCCCATGGCATTAGCCAGCCGTTACCAATGAAGGGAAGGCATAGTGTGCCAACCCTGATGTCGTCGTGAGCGTGAGTCATAGGATGGACTCCATTTCGTCTATGTAGAGGCCCTGAGCAATCAGGCGGCTACGGCGGGCGGCGCGGGCAATGCACTCCTGCCGTCTGCCTTCCTGCGATTGCTCTATGGCGCGCCGGGTGAACAGGCGCGATTTACCCTGTGGTGTTACGACCTTTGGCTTCGTGACCAGGTCGAATGTCCGGTCACAGATGCCGTCCTCGTTGAGCCATTTTTCCGACTCAACTATCTGCGCTATCTGTCCGGAACCGCGGGTGATGCCGTTAGCGACCCGGTTAAACTCAATCAGCGTTACGCCAAACTTCTCAGCGATTTCGCTGCCGGTCACCGGGCGGCCGCGCGTCTGTATCATCCAGATAACGCGTTCACGTAGGCCGGAGAATTGCCCGGTTCGCCCGGGCCTGCGGTAGAAGGGTGTGCGTTTCATGCTGCACGCTCTGTGATTTTCTGAATTTCAGATTCAAGATCTGCAAGGAAGCTCTTAACCTCAGATTCGATTTCGCGCGCCAGCTCTTCATCGAAATGAATACGCTTTTTGAAATAGGCGAGATCAGGCGGCAGGCGATCATCGAAACTAACGAAATCACACCACTTCCGCCCGGTGCACATCATCTGCGCATGCATTTGCAGCATGTACTGGCGCTTTGGCTCACCAGTTTTCAGCGTTTCGATATGGGTCCAGGTGTTGGGGCATTTGATTTCGATAAGCCCGTCGTCGTTTACAAGTCCGTCCGGGCTGGCTGCGAATCCGGGTATGGATGGGTGATCGATGAGTCCAACTTCAGTGATTTCAGCATCGAACTCATTCAGCGCGTACATTTCGCGCGCCACTGGCTCAAGTTCAGTGCCGCGCATCATCGCGGCATTCGAAAACCCTTCCTCCAGCTTCCCGGTCAGCCGTTGGCAAATCAGCTCGGCCATGTAGTTCTGGCGGCTGGTGGAGTAGCCCGACTTAGTCCGGGCCATGACATCAGCCAGTCGACTGGCTGTGACCTTGCCGCAGCGCGCAGCAAACCATTCAGGCGAACGCTGAAGCATGGTACTTCTCCTTACCTATGAGATATGCCGACCGAGCCTCTTCAACGGTATCGAAGGTTCCAAGAGAAACTGATTTTCTTTCAACGCCAATTCTTGCTAAATAACGGCCGCTTTTTAATTTCTTAACGCCCATTGGAAGTTTTCTGCCGGACTTTCCAACGAGCCTGTTTTGGGCGTTCACGGCGTATGTGGTGTCCCTGATATTGAGCCATCTATCATCCAGAGAATTGCCGTTTATATGGTCAACTACACCGGATGGCATCTTGCCCGTCATAAATAAGTGGGCAAGATGTGAGCGCTTATATTTCTTTCCGTTTATTTGAATCAACCAGTAGGTCTTGTTTCCTTTGGCTGGGCTGCCTGCCCGCTCACCAAGCAATTCCTCATGACCTTGCGGTGGATTGATCCATGTAAAAACGCCAGATTTTGGGCTATAGACCATCAGGTCTTTTAGTGTACGTTGCTCCATCATTCAGCCTCCGTCTCTGCGGCATTGACAGGTTCGGCGTTGTCGACAGCAAGACTCATGTCATACATGCGTCGCTTCTCAACTGCGCCGATCACCTGCTTCTCTTCAGCGCTCAGCGCTACCCAAAACTCCTGATACTTAACGGTTCCAAGGCGCGCGGCGGACTCACCTTTTGCGATCAGATCCGGGCGGCGGCTATCTGATTCATGGCCCGCATGAACCTCTGCCGTTGTTCCTTCAATTACTCGCTCTGCCTCGTCCTGGTCGAAGATGCCAGCGAAACCAAAGGCCAGACGCGCGCACTGGATCAGCGTCTTGTGGCGAAGCATGCGGGTAGGGTGGGACTGCCATGGCTGAGTGTTGCGTTTGCACTCGCCCATGTACTCGGTGACGATGGTCGGGTGCTTACGGTCTTTGCGGTAAATCTTGCAGGTGCATGCGCCTTCCTCCTTGTCGTAAGAGAACTCCATGCCGTCAAACTGAGGATGTTCGTTGATAATGCGAGCCCATCCATCAACGCCGACAACCGGGACAATCCCGCCTTTATCTGGGAAGGCATAAATCTCTTTTGTCCATGGGTTCAGGCCGTACTGGTTGGCAACGATCAACAGGGCTGTAAACTGCTCGTCCGTGACGTTGCCACCTTTGAACGCTGTATTCTTCAGCGTATTCATCAGGTCTGTACCGGCATCCATGCCGAGGCGTGCGGCCAGTTTCCCGGCCATGGTGGAAAGTGCAGTACTCATTGTTAAATCCCTCAAAGTTAAAACGGGCAGGTTGGATGAAGTCGATCCCACTCTTCTTCGGCGCGGTCGTAACAGATGCGTGTGACATAGTCGTTATAGGCTTCCTCTGCCTTTTCACCGACTAGTGCCATTTGCGCTTCTTTTGGGAGAAACAGGCTACTCATTTGCAAAGCATATTTCGGGAACATGGCGATCAGTTCTTTCGCCCGGTCGTCGATCCACTTCTCTTTCTCGTCGGTGAGCTGCTGCTCAACCCAGCGCCGATCTTCGATGCGGTCGTAAGTGAGGTATGCGTTCATGATTGCCTCAGTAATGGATTTTCGCGCAGGGGATCAGGTCATCTTTCAGAGCGGTGAGCACTTCAATAGCCTGTTCGCGGGTTAAGCTGGTATTGCTGGTGAGCGCGTTAACGATGTTGGTGCCGACCGTCTTGCGATGCTTCACGTCAGCTTCACGTTTTGCCTGTTCGTCGGCGATGCGCTTCTGCTCAGCCAGGCGAGCATCTTCGGCCTGTTTTGCCTTCAGGCGCTCGGCTTCAACCGCCGCGGCTTTTTCGCGTTCCGCCCGGGCTTCCGCTTCCTGCTTCTCGCGAGCTGCACGCTGTTCCGCTTCGACGCGCTGGCGTTCAGCCAGCTCTGCACGTGCTTTCTCTTCAGCTTCACGGCGCGCTGCGGCTTCAATCTCCGCTTTGTGCTTCGCTTCGGCATCGCGGCGGGCCTGTTCTGCCGCTTCCTGCTTCAGCCGCTCGTCACGTTCACGTTGAGCCTGTTCCGCCAGGCGTCGCTGTTCTTCGCGGTCGCGGTCAATATCCTTGTTCATCAGCAGGGCCATTTCATGGTCTGCTTCGATCTTGGCAGCCAGCTCCTGATCGAACTTGATGTTCATTTCCAGCGCTTCGGCGTGCAGCGCGTTCATGGCTTCTTCAGCCTTAATGCGTTCCTGCTCGGCTTCCCATTCTGTGAGTGGGCGGCGGGTCGCGTCGCGCAGCTCGTCACACGCATCAACGAATCGCTTAATTTCGGCCTCAGCGGGACGCACAGCCTCTTTCAGGCGCTTAAGGTACTCACGTCCCGGCTTTTCGATTGCCGTCTTGCTGCGGGACACCTGTGCTGCCAGAGAGGCGACACGGTCACGGCCTTTCTTCGTGGACAGGTCCGGCACTTCGTTTACTGCCTGGCGGATTTGCTCGAGATAAGCGTCAAGGCCGCCAGCTACGTAAAGCACTGGCGCCTGCTCCGGCTTGATTTCGATAACAGTTAAGTCCGTTACTTCGCTCATGGTTTCTCCTGAAATTTGGATGTGCAGATCCCGCCCGCTTTTAGCCAGGCCGATCGGTTGAATAGGGGAATTAGGCTGTTTTTCTATGCCACGGATAACCGATGGCAACCTTCATTTCGTCGTAGGCTGCCATCCACATGGCGCCATCACCGATAAACAGGGCAATGGCTGCTTTGCTCTGCGCGGCGCGCAGCAGGTGATGATTGATCATACCTTCACCTCAACCTGTTCCAGGAGGCCAGCGATATTCATCTGTTGGCGGTTCAGCGTCAGCTTGTCGCGCGGTGCCGATACCGACGTCAGCTGCCACTCGTTATCGTTGAGCTTTTTGGCGGTGTACTGCTTGCCGTTGTGGGCGGCTGTCATGATGCCTCCCGGGCGCGGAGCATGGCGTCGGCAATGCTGTATGCATCGCTTGCTAAATCACTAAACGCTCCATAGTTGCATTCGCTGCTGATGATTCCCTGCATAGCCTTGGCCGCAAAGTAGTCACGGATCGTCATGTCATCTGTAGTGACTGAAACTTCTTCTGGATATGGCTTGTCATCAAACCGGTAAAGCAGGTCGTAATCGCCGGCATCGTCAAAACTGGTGACTTCGTACGCCCAGCGGTGACCCGCCCATTCAAATGACTGGCCATTTCTGGCCCTGTCGGATCGCGCTTTCAGATAAGCAGCATGGTCATCAGAGTTTTTATAAACCTTCATGGTGTATTTCATAATCATCTCCGCGCTTAAGCCGCGCCGCTGAACGTTAACAAAGACTTCTGCGCTTATGGGCGGTGGATGGCCGCCGGTTGTCATAAATGGGCAGACTCGAAAATCTGCCTATGTATGGCCGATAAAAAACCCGCCGGAGCGGGTCATTCATTCTTTGGTATGCCGCAAAGGGCGTTTAGTGTTTCAACGGGAATGGCAAGTGCGGTGCTGGTCGCTTCACGGCGCTGCACCTCAGGCAAATATGGCACTGCCTCAGGCCACATCTCAGCCAGTTTTTTAACGGTTGAGACTTTGGTTAGAGCACCCTTAACCTGCAATTGGAAGGCGTCAACTTCATCGTAAAGAACGTTGATGGTTACCGTCGATTCAGTGAGTCGGTCGTGTAATTTTCCAACCTTCTTCAGCGTGCTGTAACTTTCAGGAACATAACCACAATCAACTACAGGCGCGAAGGAAGCGCCGAAGAATAGGTCGCTTTCAAGATCGTGCTTACCAATATGTTTTCCACGGTGGCGATAGCGATGATCCAAACCGTTCCTGGCTAATTCGTGATACTCACCATTGATAATGACCTTTAAAATTGCAGTTTTAGCGCCGACCTGCATCTTGATGAAGGAGTTATCTTTGAAATCTTCCCGAGCCTTAGTTATTTGCTCATCGCTAGTGTTTTCTTGCTTGAGCAATGCCTGTCGAATTTCTTCAACAATTTTCGCCCTCTCATTAACCGCAGCTTTCGCTTTCTCAAACAATGGGGATGCGAGAAGCAGGTTATGGCATAGCTGATTTTTAATTTCGCTGTTAAGACTAATCATTGACTTACCCTCTGTCGTTACCCGCAGATGCGGGAGAAATGCTTTGGTGCTGGCTCCCCACTTTCAAGCAGCAGGGAAGGCCGTCGTCGCTTTGGTGATCCATTACCTCACCAACTAGCTGATAACCGTCTGCCAGCCCAAAACATTCCAGTTAGTGCCGGGATGTTTAGCCACGCCCGGCGCGTGATTTCCTTCACTTTCCACAGTCAAAGGAATGCCGTAGACTGGATATTCCACAGTCAAAAAAAGGAATTAGTTATGTCTGAAGTTAAAACTGAATTGTTAGTGAAGGAGCTATCTGCTCGCGTTGATGAGCTGGAAGATAAAAACGCTGCACTTAAGCTTCTTTTAGCTGCGATGTTTGCTTCAAGCACTCCAGAACAATCGCAACAACTAAGGGCGCATCTCTCTGAATGGAAAAGGCTAAACTCTGGTCAGACTCCCGACTCTGTATCCAGTCGTCTAAAAGAGATTGAAAGCGTTGTTGGCGAGCTTCGATAGCAGCATATTCTTCATTGGTCCGGTCGAGCAAAATTTTGACGACCGGATCTATTTTCTCCGTCATACATACCTCTCTGTTTGTTTACCGTCAGCCCCTCGCAAAGAGCTGCTGGTAAATCGTTTAGCCATAATTGCCGCTCTTCCTGAGCCCGCCTATGGTCCGACGCATGGTTTACTGTCGCGCCGTTCGACTGACCGAATCTCCACTTCGCCGCTGGCTAACTTCGCTCAGCTGTCGATGTTTCGTTTCGATGGATTGATAATCACATATTGTGTTTTATTGGTCAACACGAATTGTGATTAATGATGACAACAAAGCGTGTTGTTGCTGATTTGAAAGGGAATTTATTTTTTTAAATACCAGTGCTACGCTAAAAAAAACAGCAGGAGGGATGTGCATGGTTCTGGATGAAGAGCGTATAAGCAGGAAAATTCAGGCGATGGGGCGGGCGGTGATGGAATTGTCACTGGCTGATTTACCCATGACCCAGCAAAACATCATCGACAAGCTGAAGCAGTACCGGAAGGAAACTGGCAACGTGATAGGGAAGGGAGTGAACAGGGATGCAGCCGAGATAGTGCGGAAAGGAAGGTAGTGCAGGAGTGACAAAAAAGTGCAGGAGCAACATGCGCCAGCGCAGGTTATTTTGGATCACGTCATAAGTGATTGAATTGCATTGGATGCTTGCTTTAGTGGTTAGTGTAAGTCATTGATTTTAACGCCAGCGCAGTAACTTTTGGATCTCGGTATGGAAGACACAAAAAAACCCGGCGCGGTGGCCGGGTTTAATATGAACATTAGAACTGGGTTATGCAGCTTTCTTGTTCATTTCTGCAAGGATAGCATCCTTGCGAGCTTGCATTTCTGCAACGATTTCATTAAGACGGCCAGCCAGTTTAAGCATCTCAGAAATTGTGTGGAGTTTATTCATATGCGCCTCCGCAGTGCCTCGTTTCATCCAAAAGAAAGTTATTTAAAAATTACAGCCCCTTTGAGAATTTTGGAGCTTTGTGCACACAGATCTGGGTTTTTCTGTTTAATATCACGAATCAGTATCTGCGCGGTAAGCAATACCTGCTGTAGGTCAAGAGCGCCAAGTTGCTTGGCTTTGGTATCAAGCTTGAGAATGATCTCATGAACCTCATCAAGTGACGGATCAACGAGCTCATGTAACTTTTCGATACCCAACTCTTCAAAGCTAGTGACAACGAAATCAATCAAAGCCTTCACAGCTATCTGAACCTGATACAGTTGCCTTTCTTGAAAAGAAGCTTCTGCATCTGTCACTTTTACAGCATCTCTAAATTCTTGGGTCACTAACTATACTCCTTATATAGGATCTCTCCAATCGATTTTCAATGCGAATTGGACGATTTCCGCTCAATAAGCACGATTTAGCAATGAAATAATTGACTTTGAAAGGAAACATCTCTATATCGCGCGCACATGATATATATACACTTAAAATCGACTAAAAGAACACAAACTTTATGATGATTTTCATCAATCATATTGAATGATGACGGCTATCACACCAGCCGCAGCTTCGTCTCTACAGCAACACCGATAATTCGACAGTTACCATTCACCGCTACCAATGGCCACTGTGGATTTAAACCCTTCAGGTACTTCTGCGCACCGTCGATCACTAACTTCTTAAATGTTGCCTCGTTCGAATCGGATAGCTTTGCTATTACCAGACTGCCGTTGATTGCCTCGCGCCCAGTATCGAAGAGGACAAATGTTCCTTCTGGGATGCTAAGACCCGCCGGTGCTGTCATTGAGTCACCATCAACCTGCAGCCAGAACGCCTCCCCCTGAATGTGAGCATCTGATTCAAGCCAAAGGTCGATATCTTTAAGGGTGTACGGCTCAAAAGCTTCGCACCATGCTCCTGCCTGCACCTTGCTTATAACTGGGTATTTATCACCTGGCTTGTAAGGGCCTTTGTAGTCATCGCCAAAAAGCAGCTCGGCAGGCGCAACCCCCAGCGCCTTAGCTATTACAGTTGCATCATCAACGCTAACGCTCCTGGTGCCTGATTCGTAATTCCCTATGCGTGACTGCGAGGCCCACCCGCAAAGCTCTGCGAGAGCCTTTTGTGACAGCCCTTTATCTTCGCGAAGTCGCTTAATGCGGCCCGCTATATCTTCGATTCTATTCATTCTCATTTTGTATCACGCGCCGTGTTAAAAAGCTTTACACGAATTGTGTTGATTAATAATCACGAATTGTGTTTAATGATGCTGAGTGACCATTCTTGAAAGGATCAGCATGAACAATATCGCCAACGAACGTAAGAAGCTTGGCATCACTCAATCAGAGTTAGCAGGTTCGTGCGGCTGGAACCAGTCCCGCCTTGCTAACTATGAAGCTGGCATACGAGCACCAGACCTGGATTCGTGCCGCCGCCTGGTTGACGCGATGAATAAGCTGGGGAGCAATACATCTCTCGATGCGTTGTTCCCACCAAAAAATAATGCCGCCTGATTGGCGGCCATAACCAATTAATTCAGAGGAAGTATCGCAAATGGAGACCTTAACAACACGCAACAAAGCGGAGGCACGACGAATTGAGAGCTGGGTGCAGCGGCAAATCGCAGATCTTGGGACCACCAGGATCGCCGAAGTAGCTGGCGTGAACAAATCAACTGTAAGCCGGTGGCGGGAAAACCTGGTTCCGAATATGTCGCTGCTGCTGGCCATCCTGATTTCGAACAGGGATGGAGTGAAGGGAGATTTTGAAGCATGAACGCAGAATGGGCGAAAGCCGCGGTGCTGGAACACCAACGGCTTTCAGGTGCAAAAACGAGAGTAGTTGCAGGAGGAATAATGGCAAAAAATCCACGCTATTACCATACCGCTGTACATAAAAACATAACCCGCGACCGCTTCATCCGCTCGGTTAACCCGATTGTGGCAGAGAAGATGCGCGCCATCCTGGAAGAACTGAAACGTAAGGAGAGTGGCCGTGGGTAACGTATCCAATTTAGCCGAAGCCAGAGAGGCCAGAAGGCTCCAGAAACCGCGCACGAATGACGGTAAGGGGTTTGCCTTGCTGCACCGTAAAATTATGGATGTGCCGTTCTACAAGGACGCTGAGGCGGCTCATTTATGGGTTCACCTGCTCCTGCGCGCTAATCATGAACAGACACTGGTATCGACTGATGTCGGCGATGTGATCTGCGAGCGCGGAGAGTTCATTACCGGGCGAAACACGCTGGCAATGGAAACGGGTTTGACCGCTGATCGCGTTAAATCACTGCTCCGTAAATTCCAGAACCTGGGCATGATCACCACCAAATCGAACAACCGTTTTACTGTTCTAAAAGTGGTCAAATATGACGAATATCAGTCAAATTTTTGTCCAGCCGATGTCCAGCCGGTGTCCAGCGCAAACGCAGTTATATCAATGCCTGTGGAGGTGGAGTGTCCAGCCGATGTCCAGCCAGTGTCCACAGATAACAATATATTAAATAACTTACTACCTAACGGTAGTAAGTATGTCGCAAATGACCAGAAACCCGCTGAAGAGAAAAAGTCCCGTTTGTCATGCGATGAAGTATGGCAATGCCTGAAAGACGAACTGCCTGAAGCCCGGGGATGGAGATGCCTCACTGATGAGCGACGCAATCTAATCCGCACCTTCTGGGGTAAGGCTAACAAGATTGCCCGCAACCTGGACGGCAAGCCGATGGATATGGACGGTTTCAGAAGCTATCTGCGCTACATCGCTCAGAACTGCCGCTGGATGCTTGAAGACCGACCAGACCAGAAATCCGGGAAGACCTGGCGCCGCATGAAATTCGATAAGTTCCTGACCGAAAAGCTCTACATCGAAGTGCGCGAGGGGGATCGTGATGACCGCTGAATTCATGGCTGTACCGCAAAACCTCGAAGCAGAGCAGAGCGTTATCGGTGGCCTGCTGCTGGATGATGACAACAGCGAGCGAGTCCAGAAGGTTCTGGCGATGCTCAAGCCTGAGTCGTTCTACAGCCGACCTCACCAGCTGATCTTTTCCGAGATGCGCCAGATGTTCCGCGACAACAAGCCAGTCGATGGTCTGACATTGTTCGACGCGCTTGAAGGCAAAGGGCTAGCGGAGCAGGTAGGTGGCTTTGCTTACCTGGCGGAGATAGCCAAGAACACTCCCAGCGCTGCAAACATCGTTGCTTACGCAGCATCAGTCCGGGAAGCCGCAATGGAGCGCTACGGTATCAACCGTCTGACCGAAGCTACTGAGCTGCTGTATTCCCGTAACGGCATGAGCGCCACGCAGAAGTACGAGGCCATTCAGGGTATTTTCACCCAGCTCGCAGACCATTCAAAAACCGGAAGTCGCCGTGGGTTGCGGTCGTTCGGCGAGGTTATGGATGACTGGGTAGCAGATCTGGAGAAACGCTTTGACCCTTCAGGCGAACAGCGCGGCATGAGCACCGGTATCCCGTCACTCGATCGGCTGCTGGCGCCGAAAGGCCTGGTTAAAGGCTCTCTGTTCGTGATTGGCGCAAGGCCAAAAATGGGCAAGACAACCCTGTACGGGCAGATGGCGATCAACTGCGCGGTTCGGGAGAAAAAGCCAGCACTGATGTTCAGCCTCGAAATGCCAGGGGACCAGATCCTCGAAAAACTGGTTGGACAGAAGTCCGGCATTAACCCGAGCATTTTTTACATGCCAGCCACGGATGACGCCGATGACCAGTACCAGGGCGATTACGACGGCGACTTTAAGAAGGCGATCGCCACAGCCGGGCGGCTGAGTGAAATCGACATGCTGTACATCGACGACACTCCCGGCCTGTCACTGGCGCACATCGTTAGCGAAAGCCGCCGAATCAAACGCGAGAAGGGCTGCGTAGGCATGATCCTGGTTGACTACCTGACTCTGATGACCGCCGAAAAGGCCGACCGTAATGACCTGGCCTACGGGATGATCACCAAAGGGTTGAAGAACCTCGCCAAAGAGCTTGGCTGCGTCGTCGTGCTGCTGACCCAGCTCAACCGCGAACTGGAGAAGCGAGTGAATAAACGCCCGTTACCGAGCGATTCCCGCGACACAGGACAGATTGAGCAGGACTGCGACTACTGGGTTGGCATCCACCGGGAAGGTGCTTTCGACGACAGCGTGCCGCCGGGAGAAACAGAGTTAATCCTGCGACTCAACCGTCATGGCAGTACCGGAACGGTTTATTGCAACCAGATCAACGGGGCAATTTACGACACAGACCAGCAGGCCGCAGCCGCAGAACGCCGCGGGCGCGAGCAGCAGCCGAAAAAGAAAGGGGGCTTCTGATGAAAGGCAAACAGGCAATTCTGCGTTATCTCGAAACGCACCAGACCTTCACAGCGAAGGATGTGGCCACAGAGTGCGGCATGACCATCAACTGCATCACGAAGAACGCTATCGACCTGGAGCGGGCCCGGAAGATTGTGCGCGTGAGCAAGGTCTGGCGAACGGTGACTTATCGCCTGGCGACGCCGGAAGAGCAGGACGGCACCGCGCGCAGTTGCACCAATGGAATATTTCAGGAATGCCGAAACAGTCCGGCGATGAGAAGGGTATTGATGGTTTGGGGGATGGTAGGGGTATGAAACTGAAAATGCACACGCCGGACGGATCGGTGATTGTCGAAAGTAACCTTGTAACGCAGTTCTACCCTGATTTCGAAAGCGGCGGCGAGCTGACCACCATCGAAACGGTATCGGCCACAGGAGAAACTTTCTCGGTGAAAGTAAAGCACTCGTTTATGCAGGTGACTGGAGCACTGGCTACAGCCTGGAGCGTTGACGAGAAGAAAGCAACAAGGGGAGCCCAATGAGCAACATCGACAAACATGCCGTCCAAGCAGTTGCCGATTTGAAAGCTGGTTACACCCTCGGTCACGCTGATGTGGCAATCCTGAAAGAGCTGGCGCGTATCGCGCTGGCATCGCTCGAAGTTGAGGCTGTGGCATATGCAGACCCGCAGTCATTCGACAATTTCAAGAGCATGGGAGGGAAAAATGCTGCGTGCACTAAAGAGTGGATGTGGCGCGATTCCGGTGATGGTCTGATCCCTGTATACACCGCCCCGCCAGCGCCGGTATCTGTGCCTGATTTGCTCGAGCAGTTTGCTGAATTTATGGCGGCAGAATCTATTAAGTCTGGTGATTATCCAGATGGGTGGCAGAGTAAGGCTTCAAACGCTGCTCATGAATACGCGCAAAACATCCGCGCCGCCATGCTTCAGGGTGCAGATGGTACCCTCACCAATGAAGGTACCATACCAGTCACGCAATTTAAGCCGGTAGCAGACCTGTACGGCTTAACCTCACCAACTGGTGGTGAAACATCGTTCACTTTCGACGCTGTTGAAGCTCGTGATTTCATTGATTGCGGTTGGTCATGCCAGGAGTACGTGGAGCTTGGACGCTTTCAAGAAGCCATGTTTCAGAATGGTAACTCTCCAGCGCAATCCGATTGCTTTCCGGAGCAAAACTACATCGCTCCGGCGCAAGACGGTGACTCCCCGGCGCTTCCGGATGGCTGGGTGGCTTGCAGTGAGCGGATGCCGGAAGACGAGCAGGAAGTAATTGTTCAGAACAAGATGGGATACCGTTATGTATCTTACTTCGATGAGCATTCCGGACTGTTTTTTGACATGCGTGGCGGTAATCAAATGAACTGCATTGAGCACATATTTGTTACTCACTGGATGCCACTGCCAGCAGCACCACAGCAGGAGGCGTGATGGAGAGTTTAAACAAGATAATTATCAATGCTCGCGTGCTTTCATGGAAGAGAGAGTTTGGACCATTTGTTAAGTGCCCTGAGTGCTTTGGGTTGCTGACAAAATGCGAACTATGCAAAGGGAAGGGAAAACTTATCCAGGAAGATATTGACGCGTGGAACAACCCGATCGCCAAACTGAAAAGGGATAAGCGATGACACCTAACCCATTCGAAGCATAACAAACAGGCCTCTTCGGAGGCATTTCTCTTCAGTTGATTTTGTTGAATCAACCGTCCATACTTTCTTTGCCGATGGCCTGAACACCCATTGGTGACTTCTGCGCATTTAAGGGGACTTAAATGCGATCACAATCTGAACTCCTCACCTTGTCACAGATGCAGAAATGCACCTGCGATTTTCTGCATTCTGCGTTACCTATCGGAGGTGGCGCATGAAACAGCACTACTGCATCGTTAACGACACCGTTAAAGACAACCTCATAGCATTCATCCGCACCCTACCGGTAAACCCTCGTGCGCCAATGGTGGTCGAGGCTCGGGAAGAGACCCGCACCGACAAGCAAAACCGTCTTATGTGGCCACTGCTGAAAGACCTGTCTGATCAGGTTGTCTGGCACGGCGAAAAGCTGACCCGCGAGGAATGGAAGGACCTTATCACCGTTCTGGTGAACCAGACCCAGGACCAGGAACAGAAATCCGCGCCAGGCATCAACGGCGGCCGCGTTTATTTCGGCGTCCGCACTTCGAAATCCAGCAAGCGCTACATGGTCGACGTCATCGAGGCGATTTACTGGTTCGGTACCGACTGCGGCGTGAAGTTCTCCGAAGCATCCAATAAGCGCATCGCCTGGGCGCAAGAGTGGAGGACTTCCCGTGGGTAATCCTCTCGCACGCGTCATCTCAAACGAAATATTCCGCGTTCCGGCGCGCCGCCAGCGTAAGCCAGTGGTTAAGCCGTCCGACATCCCGACACTGAAGGGCTACACCGCCCGCCCGGTGGATCAGAAATGGCTGCGTCTCGCAGCGAGGAGAAAATCCGCATGAGCATGTATCAACGCATTAATGGCGCTGACTGGCGCAATATCTTCGTCGTCGGCGATCTGCATGGGTGCTACACGCTGCTGATGAATGAGCTCGAAAAGGTTTCGTTCGACCCGGCTCGTGATTTGCTGATTTCGGTTGGAGACCTTGTTGACCGCGGCGCGGAAAACGTCGAGTGCCTGGAACTGATTACTATGCCTTGGTTCCGGGCTGTGCGAGGAAACCATGAGCAGATGATGATTGATGGGCTATCGGAGTATGGGAACGTCAATCACTGGCTGGTAAATGGTGGCGGTTGGTTCTTCAATCTCGACTATGACAAAGAAGTGCTGGCTAAGGCTCTGGTTCACAAAGCAACTGAGCTGCCACTCGTCATCGAGCTGGTTACCGCTGAACGTAAAATCGTTATCTGCCACGCTGACTACCCTCACAACGAATATGAATTCGATAAGCCTGTCCCGAAAGATATGGTCATCTGGAATCGTGAACGGGTTAGCGACGCTCAGGACGGCATTGCCTCGCCGATAGACGGTGCCGATCTGTTTATCTTCGGCCACACCCCTGCGCGCCAGCCCCTGAAGTATGCCAACCAGATGTACATCGACACAGGAGCTGTTTTTTGCGGAAACCTCACGCTGGTACAGGTCCAAGGTGGTGACCATGAGTAAAACCTACCGCAGCAAGAAGTGGCTAGCCGCAGTCGGCCAGATTGAGCAATGCGTCCTTTGCGGAGCGTGGGGCGTACAGGTTGCACACCGCAATGAAGGAAAGGGAATTGGCATGAAGACAGACGACTGCGCCACCGCCGCTATCTGTGTCACCTGCCATTCAGAGATTGATAACGGGAAGGGGCTTAGCCGTGACGAGCGCCGCCAGTTAATGGATCGCGCCATCGTCCTGACCATTATCCAGATTGCCCGTCGTGGCCTGGTGGTGCCTGCATGAAAATCTATGACATCACACCAATCGGCAAGCCTCGCATGACCCGCGCGGATAAGTGGAAGCAGCGCCCACCTGTAATGCGTTATCGCGCTTTTTGCGATGAGGTCCGCCTGCGCAAGCTGACCATGCCTGAATCCGGATCACATGTGACATTCGTCCTACCAATGCCACCAAGCTGGAGTAAGAAGAAACGAGCTGAGTTCGCCGGGAAGCCCCACCAGGCCAAGCCAGACTGCGACAACATGCTGAAGGCCCTGATGGATGCGCTTTATGAGGATGATGCTCACATCTGGGATTGCCGCATCACAAAGGTCTGGGGTGAGAAGGGGCAGATCATCATCGGGGAGTGCGCGCCGTGACCAGAGACGAGATAAACCGATACCAGGCCGAAAGCGTTAAGCGCGCCAACCTACCGCCAGTAGCAAAGCACAGCCAGACGAAAACCAATCAGCCACAGAAGGAAGCCGCATAATGAAACTGGAATTAACCAACGACCAGCATCAATGGGTAGACCAGTGGCTCCAGTTGTGGGGCGCATGGTGCCAGACCGGCAAGATTGATAAAGCGATGATCAACATGATTGCCAGATTCATGGCTACCGTCGAGCCCCAGCAAGCATCACGGCCGGTATGTAGTGATGATGACGGGATGCTCATTGATGCTGTCATTCGCCACTACCTGAAGAATGTGGATGAAAATGCCTGGCGGGTTATCTTCGCCTACTACGTCTGCAACTCCAGCGAGATCCGAATTGCATCATGGCAGCATGCAGTAAGTAAGCCTCGCCTTATGAAGACGCGTGGCGGAAATCAGTATAAACACCCAAGCATCTCGACAATCCGTAGAGAGGTGAAGCAAATCATCAACGCCTCACTGTTCTGTTTGTACCAACCGCTGCAAAATGCGTTTAACAATCGCGAAAATGTGAGGAAAATTGCAAAAAATCCTCATAACGCGCTTGCTTTTCAATGAACAAATGAGCAGAATAAATCGTATATGTTGCCGTTGTTGTGTGTGACATGAATGAATGCCAAGCCTCGCCATCGTGCGGGGCTTTTTTATTCCCGCGCCTGGCGCATTTGTTATCTGGCCGCCGGAGTGCCGGTAAGGCACAATGGAACCCTATGGACGAAACACAAAAAGAGGCTGGCCGCGCGCTGGCGGTCATTCGCTACGTCAACACCTGGAAGAAGCTGATTATCTTTATGGTGCTGGTAACGTTCTGCGCATCCGGGTACGCGGCATGGGATTACCGGCGGGAGCTTGCCTTCTGGGCGATGGCGAGCTTTGGCAATCCGCGTATTGATGAGGAGCGCGTAGAGCCTGAGGTCACATCGCTGATGGCTGATACTACTGCGCTCAGTGCGGCGGTGTGGTCGGTCAACCTTGAGAGCAACCAGCGCAGGGCGTTATTTGTTCGTGTGCGTAATGAGCGCCTGACAAATCAGGAGGGGACGGGAGACCTTGCCCTCAGGCCCCAGTCAAAGCTTACTGCTGAGATAATCGAGCTCATAAACAGCAAAACGAAATGCTGGCCTCACGTGGCAAATACCGTAGTTGGAAAGACGGCGCGCGAAGCGGGGGTGAAATGGGTATGTGCTGCAGCTATCCCTCCTCAGTTCGGGACGATGATTGGTATGCTGGCAGTAGGATTTGCTGAGCAGCCAGAAAATGAGGATTACGTGAAGATGCGTATCCGGGATGCTGCGGAGAGGATTATTAAGTGATGGTTGAAGAGATTTGCTGGGGTGTTGTCTGTGCCTTCGCGATTGTCATGTGGGTTTTAATAATCAGGTCGCTATGGTGAGTTCAGAAGATGATCAGCATGCTTTTCTCTTTCCTGCTCTCGATGGCTGTCTTTTTTTTGCTTCTGGCATTTCTTTGTGATTTTGAGGATTGAATTGTGGGTGATTTAAGCGAGCACTTCAGCAGGAGTGAGTTTGCATGTCGTTGCGGTTGTGGATTCGACACCGTTTCTCCTGAGCTCATTTTGGTGCTGGAAGATGTGCGCACGCACTTCGGCGCGCCAGTGAAAATAAACAGCGGCTGCCGCTGCGAAAAGCACAATGCGCAGGTTGGCGGCGTGCCGAACTCCCAGCACGTCCAGGGCATTGCTGCTGACATCATTGTTTCCGGTCGTACCCCGGCGCTGGTGGCCGACCACCTCGAACGAAAATACCCGAACTGCTACGGCGTCGGCCGTTACAGCACCTTCACGCACATTGATGTCCGCCAGGCCAAAGCGCGCTGGCGCGGGTAAGCGGCATCACCAACAGGCCTCGCAATAGCGGGGCTTTTTGCTAAATGAGGATTCTCAATGATCGCAACAATCTGGACAATTCTGGTCTGGTTGATTATAGGCGCAGTGGGTGTTGCTGGTCTCGTCTGTGCCTTTATCGGCTTCATGTTTTTCATTCATTGGCCTAAATAGGGCTATCAAGACTTACTAACCGAGGGTAAATAATGTCATCTCCAATCATGAAGTATTTTGCGTATCAGCATCTCCCCGCACACCTGCAGGAAGTGAGTAAACCAATTGGCGATCTTGCGGAACTGATGGATGAAACTTTGCCCGATGGTGCAGAAAAATCAGCAGGCTTACGCAAGTTGCTTGAAGCCAAGGATGCACTGGTTCGCGCGAAGATCAGCTAATCATTACAAAGCTCACCTGATGGTGGGCTTGATAATGATTATCTGCAAAATCCACATTTAGCAGCACAAGCCTTTATGGCGCTACGCGGCAAAACTTCATTTCTCAGAGGATTATTCTGTTATGGCAATTATTCCCGGCGGTATGGGCGGCGGTGGCGCTGGTGCGCCCGGCCCTCAGGGTCCGCAAGGCCCGCAGGGTCCACAGGGTGAACCCGGTCCGGTTGGTCCGGCGGGTCTCAAATGGCGTGGGCAATGGTCTGGCACCACGGCCTATGTCGTTGATGACGCCGTGAGCTATAACGGCGCATCGTATTTCTGTATCGCTGCAAACACCGGCAGCGCACCGACCGGGTTGCCGGGTGATACCGCCTGGGCGCTGCTGGCGGGTCAGGGGCCAGTTGGTCCACAGGGTCCGCAGGGTGAAGTTGGTCCCGCCGGTGCTCAGGGCGTGCAGGGTGATATTGGTCCTGCAGGTCCTGCCGGCCCGCAGGGTCCAACCGGGCCCGCGGGCCCACAAGGTCCGGCCGGAACCCCGGCGCCAATAGTCGATACCTTCCTGCTGGATATCTTCAGCTGGACGGGCAGCCAGGCTGTAGCCAACGCCGCGTTTCTGAATTTCCTTTCCCTTGCTGGAGTTGCTCAGCAGGCGGGTGGAACCGCAGGCGTAACGGTTGCTGCTGGTGTGGCAAAGCTTCCGGCAAAAACAAAACCATCCGGGGTGACATTCTCCGTCCGTATTACCGGAACGGTAGGCGGTGCATCAGGTACAGCCCGTGAATGGAAGATACAGACACGTCGCGCCGACGGCACCACGGTAGTTGGCTCTACGGATTCCAGCAAAACAACCGGTACCGACATCAGTAACCGTGACGCGGTGCTGGAGTCACACACGTCCGGTGCCAGCGATTTATTCACCACTCAGGGTGTTATTGTTGGCCTGCAAAACGACAGCGGCGCGACAATTACCCTGACATCAGTTTCTGTGCGTATTTATCGCCAGGTTAACGCGGAGTAATTCATGGAAAAAAAATTAATCGCCGGTGAGTGGGTGCAGGTTTCCGATGGAACAAAAACTGAGACCATCCAGGTTAAAGACGGTCTCGTGACGCTCACCATTTCCGCTACAGCGCCAGCTGGCCGCGTCAGGGATTTTGAAATTGATAAATCCAGGAATGGTGGTTTTTTGTCTGTCACACCTCCCGATGTTATGTGGGCCACCGCTACTGTCGGGGAGGCGGTCGTGGCAGTAACGTATGGTTAATCAGATTAAACGGCCATACCCGCCGATTAACTTCATTGGTTCAGACGACTGGCAGCCATATACGCGCATTATCCCGGCAACCGAAGTTGTAGAGTGGGTTAATGAGCAAATCCTCAGCGACAGCGGAAATATCCACAATCCAGACCATGCACACCTGATTGATTCCGATCTCACTTTCATGTGGGCGTCTGACTCGTTCGCAAAGAAAGGGCGAATCGTCCTCGGCCAGGCTGAACAGGTAATGCTTCGCGCCAGCGGATGGCAGAAAGCCAGAATGGAACAGCAGATGTATGAGTGGTTCGGGCGCATACCGAAATTCATCATCACGCTGGCTGCCGATTATTGCTCTCAATGCAGTGAGCTTGAATTCTGCGCGCTGGTGGAGCACGAGCTGTACCATATCGCGCAGGCCACCGATGAGTATGGCGCACCGAAGTTTAATCGGGAGACCGGCATGCCAGTGCTTACCTTGCGCGGTCATGATGTTGAAGAGTTCGTTGGCGTCGTCAGGCGATATGGTGCAAGCAAAGAAGTGCAGGATCTGGTTAATGCGGCTAATGCCCCGGCCGAGGTGGCTCGGCTTCACATTGCCAGGGCGTGCGGAACCTGCATGCTAAGACTGGTGTAAATTCTGGACAGCTCTGGACGAATGGTGATTTATGGCTGCGTTAAAACCTGAGGTAAAAGCCTACATTATTCAGTCACTTGCATGCTTTGACACCCCTTCTCAAGTTGTTGATTCCGTCAAGAGAGAGTTTGGCATTCAGATTACCCGGCAGCAGGTTGAGACACACGACCCAGCCAAGGTAAGCAGCAAAGGTTTGGCAAAAAAATGGGTTGAGATGTTCCACTCCACACGCGAGCGATTCCTGAGTGAAACCAGCGACATTCCGATCGCCAACAAGTCCTACCGCCTCCGCGTACTTGACCGCATGGCGACAAAAACAGAGGGCATGAAGAACTTCTCCCTGACGGCGCAGCTGATAGAGCAGGCGGCTAAGGAGTGTGGTGACTCCTATACGAATAAGCAGAAACTTGAGCACACCGGCAAGGATGGCGGCCCAATTGTTCAGAAGTCTGTTGTTGTAGATGAACAAGCGTTAAGCAAAATATTGAGCAAGTTATGAATGAACTTCTGGAATGGGAGGACTTGAGCGAGACGGAGCGCCAGGCCATAAAAGTGCTGTCCGAGGCTTCATTCCTTACATTTAACCGGATCTTCTTTCAGTTACTGCAGGGCGAGCGTTGGTCTGTAAACTGGCATCACCGTTATATCGCTCAGGTCATAGAGGACATTGTGGCAGGGAAACGCCGCAACGTGGTTTTTAACGTCCCACCCGGGAGCGGGAAAACTGAAATGCTCAGCATTCACGCTCCTGTATGGACGATGCTGAGATGCCAGAAGGTCAGAAACCTCAATATCTCATTCAGTGACACGCTGACAAAGCGCAATAGTCGGCGCAGCAGGGAGATCATCACATCCCCTGAGTTTCAAAACCTGTGGCCACACAGCATGGGCGTTAACCAGGCCGATGAATGGCAGCTGCTTAACGCTGATGGAAAGGTAAAGGCTGAAGTGGTGAGCAGGGCGGCCAGCGGCCAGATCACCGGCTCGCGAGGCGGATATCAGATGCCCGGCTTCTCAGGGTGGATCAACCTCGATGATTTCGATAAGCCGCTGGATGTTTTCTCTGAGGTAAAGCGCAAAAAAGCCCAGCAGACGCTGACCAACACGGTAAGGTCACGCCGCGCGAACAAATCGAAGGATAACCCGACCCCGATCATCGCCATACAGCAGAGGTTGCATACAGACGATAGTAGCGCATTCATGCTGTCAGGCGGCATGGGTATGGATTTTGAAAATATCGTCGTTCCCGCGCTCATTGACGAGGAATACATTGAGTCTCTCCCTGAGTGGATCCGTGACTATTGCTGGAGCGACGTAAAAGACAGCGAAAAGATGCGCGGCTACTGGTCGTATTGGCCGGAGAATGAATATGTCGGTGATTTGTTCCGTCAGTGGGATACCGATGAATACACCTTTATGTCACAGGGCATGCAAAAGCCGATAAGGCTTGGCGGTAACGTCTTCGATAGCTCATGGTGGAAGACGTACGGGCCTGATGGCGATAAGCCAGCACCCGATCGCTTTGAATATCGGTTCACCACCGCTGATACCGCTCAAAAAACAGAAACCCAGCATGACTGGACTGTCCTGTGTGAGTGGGGGATTTATAAAGACGATCTCTATTTAATTCACATGGAGCGCGGGAAGTGGAAAGCGCCGGAGCTCGAAACAAATTTCCGGGCTTTTATTTCTCAGGCGTGGAGAAAAAACAGAGAGCTTGGCGCGCTGAGAAAAATTTATGTTGAGGATAAATCCAGCGGTACCGCGCTAATCCAGAATCTTGAAAAAAAACTGCCCATCAAGATAACGCCGCTGCAGCGAAACCGCGACAAGGTGACGAGGGCAATGGACGTTCTCCCGGTTGTTAAAGCGGAGCGGGTTTACCTTCCTGAAGATGCGTCTTTTTCAGCAGAGTTTATAGCTGAGCATAGCGCATTCACTTACGACGACACCCACGATCACGATGACATCGTGGACAACCTGATTGATGCGGTTACCGAGGAATTATTACTGGGTAGCGACGCTATGCGCAGACTTAAAGCGCTATCAAGCTGAGGAATGCATGAAGAAAAATAATCACAGCCAAAAAAATAAGGGCAATAAGCAGGGTGGGTATCGCGCTGATGGCTATCAGAATGTATTCATGAATATCGGCAATAGCAGAGACCGTTCAGCTTACACCAGGATCACCGCATCATATTTGCTCGGCAGGCGTGCACTTGAAAACCTGTATCTGGGTGATGATATTGCCAGGCGCATAGTGGATTGTGTTGCTGATGAAATGTTTCGTGCAGGATTCGACGTCGATGGTGTAAAAGACCAGCCTGGAATTATGTCTCGCTGGGACGAGCTCAACGTTACCCAGCACCTGACTGATGCGGTGGCATGGTCGCGGCTTTATGGCGGATCGCTGGTGGTGTTTGGCGTCAACGACGGCGGCGATCTTGAGTCTGAACTCGGAACCGGCGAACTTGAGTTTATCCGTGTTTATGATCGCTTTCAGGTACGCGTTGCTGAAAGAGACGAAAACCCGCAAAGCAAGGCCTTTGGTGAGGTTGTCTTATACGAAATACAGCCACTTACCGGATCGTCATATAAGGTGCATGCATCACGCTGCCACGTCTTTGATGGTGAACGCATACCAAACAACCAGAGGAAGCAAAACGACGGCTGGGGCGCATCGGTTCTTCAGGGTTGCCATGGCGCAATAGTCGATTACAGCCTCTCTCACAAACATGCATCAAGCCTGCTTGAGAGAAAGCAGCAGGGCGTATGGTCAGCGAAAGGCCTGGCTGATCTGTGCTGTGATGATGAAGGCGAAGAAGTGGTCAGAAGGCGTCTTTCTCTCGTCGATATGACCAGAGGTAACAGCAACACCATAGGTGTCGACGCTGAAACTGAGACCTATACGCTTCTTAACGGTGATCTGGCCGACGTTGTTGATGTTCTGGATCGCAAGCAGACACGACTTTCCGCAATGACCGGAATTGATGAGCAGATACTCTTTACCAAAACACCTTCAGGGCAGGGGGCCGATAAGACTACTGTTCCTGAATCATGGAAACAGCTCGTCGGGAGAAAACAGCGTGATGTCGGGCGGCCGGCGGTAGAGAAAATAATATCCCTTCTGACTGACGATCCAACCTGGACAATCAAATTCAGGCCGCTCTCGGTGCCATCTGATAAAGAAAATGCCGACACCGCCAAGGCCTGGGCTGATGCCGACGATAAATATCTTGCCGCTGGCTCTGTTTCCCAGAGTGAGCTGAGGGACACCCTTCGCAAGCGTGGCTGGTATACGTTGAGCGAGGCAGAAAATGCTGGGGAGTAAGCGCGGTAGGGTATGGCTTTTTCCGGATGGTATTGCACGTGATTATTCGCGCGCGCTGGTGGCGGCTACTAAACGCAACAACGAATACCTCCGGCGCGTTATTTTCGGAAACCGGAATGACGAGGATGATGATTTTGCATCCGTAATGCCGGAATGGAAAGCTCAGCTCGCCGCTATTGCGGCTGCTCTGTTCGAGTCCAAAGCTATCTTTGCGCCGGTCATTGAGAGGCTTGATGGGATTTTCCGGCTTACGGTTGATTTTAACGATCGCCAATGGCGTGCAGTTTTTAAATACGGCACCAGAAATGAGTTACCGCCGGTGGCGGGCCAGTCGATACCGCAGCCAAAAGCCTTTGGCAGCATGGGCATCAACATCTACCGAAACGAACCATGGCTCGCTGAAATGATGGATGTCTGGGTGTCTGAAAACACCTCGCTGATAACCAGGATACCAGCCGATCAGGTTGCAAACATGGAGGACATCATCCGGCGCGCGGTAATCAACGGGTCATCATCCAAAACCCTCAAAGAAGACATTCTTGCTCAGTTCGACATGGCTGAAAAACGAGCCAGGTTAATTGCCGAAGATCAGATCGGAAAGGCGAATGCTGCGCTGACAAGGCAGCGCCTCAAGGATGCAGGGGTTGAGCGGTACGTATGGCGCGGGGTCATGGATTCGCGTGAGCGTCCGGCTCATAAGGCTCGTGAGGGAAAGGACTATCCGGTTGGCTATGAGCACGACGACGGGCAAATAGGCACGGCGATCAGATGCCGATGCTGGCCAGATCCTGTTTTTGATGATGAGTAAATAAGCCGCTTACTGCGGTTTTTTTGTGCCTCATTTTTTCGGAGAAATATGAAAAACGTATCTCGCTTCGATGTGGGAGAAATCCGCACGTCCATAAACAGCGATGGATACCTGGAGGGTACGCCTGTAGTGGGGCGTGTTGGGATCCAGGTTTATCGCAATCCAGACGGCTCTTTGCGTCGTGAGCTTAGGCCGCCAGAGGAAGTGTTTAACGCTGACTCACTGGCGAGCTTCAAGGGCAAACCTGTCACCATCGGCCACCCTGGAGCAGTAAACGCCAAAAACGCCAGAAAGCACATGGTCGGAACCATTCTTGATGCTGGAAGGGAAGATGGTGAGCTGGTTAAAGCGCCGATCATCGTTTACGACGAGTCCGCAATTAAATCAGCTGAAACCGGAAAGCGCAGGCAGCTTTCACTTGGCTATCGACTCGATCTTGATGAAACGCCAGGAGAGTGGAACGGGCAGCCTTACGATGCCGTTCAGAGAAACATCCGCATCAACCATCTTGCCCTTGTAACTAAGGCGCGAGCGGGTGATGTGGCAACCCTGAATCTGGATGGTGATGAAGAGATCACCTCAGATGATGACAACAAACCGGAAGGTAACAAAATGCAAAAAATCCGCCTCGATAGCGGCCTTGAATATGAAGCAGCACCAGAGGTGGTTGTTGCATATCAGGCGCTGAAACAGGACGCAGCAGAAACAAAAACGAAGCTTGAGACCGCCGCATCAGAAATCACAAAGCTTCAGGCTCAGGTGGACACGCTCCAGGCTGACGCTGCTGAGTTTGATGAAAAACTGAATGCCGCAAAAAGCCAGGCCATTGAAGACGCAAAAAACCGTGCTGAGCTTGAGGCAAAAGCTCAAAAGCACGGCATTAAGTGCGATGGGCTGGATGATATCGGCGTCAAAAAAGCAGTCATCAAAAAACTTAAGCCCGTGCTGAACCTTGACGGTAAGGATGACGCATACATTTGCGCGGCATTTGATCTGAACATCGATACCGCTCCGATTGAGCGCCAGCGCGAAACCATCAATAGCGATAAAACCCGCTCCGATGCCGCCGATGGTGCAAGCGCAGCAACATCCCGCCAGAAATACCTCAACCGCCTGCGCGGCATTAAGGAGTAATCATGTCTGTTCAAACAAGTTACGAAGATGAAATGCAGATCGCCATGCCTGGCATGCGCTCCGACAGTTCCCTGCACAACACTGATGGCGGATGCGCTGCCAGCGGTGCGGTTTACCCGGGCATGGTTGTCGCCCAGGTTTCGGTAGCCAACGATAAGCGTGTGGTTAAGCAGGTTTCAGCTGCTGGAGACGCGGAAAACATCATGGGGATCTGTCAGTTCAGTCATTACGGCTGTTCAGATGGTTTTTATCCTGCTGGCGACGCGGTGAACGTGATGACGTTCGGCCGAATCTGGGCTGTGACCGCTGACGCAAGCGCGCCTGCAATGAACACCCCCGCAACAGTTGTCACTGTCGGCGCTAATGCCGGGAAGATTTCAGCAGCTGGTGGCACTGCGGTTCCTGGCTGGATCCTTACCGGGCGATACACCACTTACAAACGCGGCGATGGCACCGAAGTAAAACTCGCCGAAGTGCAGATCCGCAACCAAACAGCAGCACCTGCTGCACCTGCACAAGCTGTCTAAGGAGACGCAATGGAACGACATATGAATTATGATGAGCTTGACCTGCAGGCTATTGAGGTCAGCTCCATGCTTGCCGGCATGAACATGGATGAGGGTGAGTCAATCTTCCTCGCCCGTGAACTGGACTACGTTAAATCTCGGGTCTACGAAAAAGAATACCCGGCCCTGACCGCCACTACGCTTTTCCCTGTCACCAGTGAGATCCCTTCATGGGCTAAAACATTTACCTACGGCATCTTCGACGCTGTAGGTATGGCGAAAATCATCGCTGATTACAGTGATGATCTGCTAAATGTCGGCGTTAACTTCCGCGAAGAAACCGGTAAGGTATATGCTCTCGGTAACTTCTACCAGTACTCGATCATGGAAATCCGCGCCTCTCAGGCAACCGGTAAAAACCTCGACACTCGTCTGGCATCCGCCGCGCGCCGTGCGCACGAGTTGAAGGTTAACCAGCTTGCCTATCACGGTGATCCGGATTACCAGATTACTGGCTTCCTTGCTCACCCTAACATCCCTGCAACGGTTTCTGCCGGATGGACTACCGGCGAGATCGCATCAACTGAGCTTGAGAATGCTGTTACCGGCATTGAGACCGTGACTAAAGGGCTGCATTCGCCAAATCTTATCGCGCTGGCACCGAGCGCCTTTAAGGTGCTGTCTCGCCCAATGCCGAACACCAACACCTCCTACATGACGTATTTCAATACTCAGTACCCTGGCCTGCAGTGGGTTCGCGTGAACGAGCTGGAGAATATTGATGGTGCTGGCACGCGAGCGGCAATCGTGATGGAGCGTGATGCAGACAATGCCTCAATGGAACTGCCGCAGCCGTTTGAGCAACTTCCTCCTCAGGCTGAAGATCTGCATTTCAAAATCCCATGCCACAGCCGCGCCACCGGCGTGCAGGTCTACCGACCGCTGACTATCAATATCATCAAAGGCATTTAAGGGGCGAAAGCCCCTTTTTAACGGAGTTTAGCAATATGAAAATCAAAAACACCTCTTCCCGCCTCATCTATATCGCTGGCGTAAAGCTTTCCCCTGGCGACAGTGCCGAAATCCCGAATGAGTGGAGCGAAAACAAATACTTCACTACCTCGGTAGCTAACGGTGAGATTGCGCTGGTGGATGATGGTGGCGATCAGAAAGATGCAGGCGATCAGAAGACCGATAAAAAAGCGGTAAAAACTGACGCTGGTGACGGCAAATGAGCACCGCCGCCTTTGATGGTTTGACACCTCTGGAAATATTCAGACGCATAGCGCCTGAGTTTGCCAGCGTGCCAGATGATGTTGTGAAGTCGCAAATCGACCTGGCGTCGCTAATCCTTTGCGAATGCGATTACGGTAAGGACTGGAACGCAGCACAAGCCATGGGGGCGGCACACCTTCTTTCCACCAATGAGTCACTGACGGGTGGTGATTCCGGTGCTGCGTCAGGTGCTGTTTTATCGAGAAAGGAGGGTGATCTGGAAATTCGCTATGCAGCGCCATCATCCTCCGGGTCTGGTGGCGGTTTCTCCGGGAGTTCGTACGCCGACATGCTCGCGCTGCTTAAGCGAAAAAAAGGGCGCGGCTTCGGAATTATGACCAGTGGTGTCTGGGGGTGCTGATGTCAGCCAGTATGCTGGATAAAAATACACTCTGGAGGCAGATACGCCGGGCAAGATCCAGAATGACGGAAATGGAAGTTGTCGTGGGCATCCAGGAGGGCGTTAAGTCGGATGACGGAAATGCCATGGTTGCCGAATACGCCGCCATGAACGAGTACGGGACCGAAAAAATACCATCCAGACCATTCATGCGAACAGCGTTTGACAACAACACGGAAAAAATCTTCCAGTCGTTTTACCGTCAGCGTGTTGCCATGGATGAGGGGAAAATAACCCAGGAGCAGGCGCTAAACCGTGTTGGGCTCAAAATCCAGGCAATGGTTAAGGACAGCATAACCCGTGGCGGCTGGGTTCCTAACTCTCCGAAAACCATTAAGGCAAAAGGCGAAGGAAAGCCACCGCTGATTGACTCCTCGACCATGCTCAAATCCATCACCTACACCGTTCAGCCATACGGGACATCAAAAGACGAATGAACCCATTCAGAAGGCCTTACACCGTGACGCGCACCCTGCCAGGTGAATTCGTCCGCGGTGAGTACGTAAAGGGCGGACAGGAAACGTTTAGCGCCTCTTTTTCTGTTCAGGGGGTCAGCAAAAACGCGCAGATCCAGGCGCTTGCTGAGGGACGGCGGATCAGCGATATGCGCAGGCTCTACGGCGATGAAAAGCTGCAGACCAGCGATGACTTTGATGGCGCCGTTGCCGATATCGTCGTCATTGACGGCCTGGACTACGAGGTGCTTGAGCGTGCGACATGGCAAAACAGGCTGATCCCCCACTATCGCTACATCGTCGTGAGGAAATATGAGTGATCCGATTGAAGACCGGGCGTGGGAGGTTATTTCAGCCATAATCCCTGCGCCACTGGTCAGGTCATCACAGAGAGACGCAGAACGACCACCTAAACCCTACGCCACCTATCGAATTATCTCCCGCAAAACCATCGGCACTGACGAGCAGGTATCAACTGACGAAAACGGAGTAATGACACTTCGCGGGCTGCGCGAGGGCGTCATTCAGATATCCGTTTTTGGTGGGAATGCTCGCTTTGTCTGCGACACGCTGCTGAACAACGCCAGGAAAGAATCATCGCGCTACCTGATGCGCCGTGTTCGCTTCTGGTTAAACGCGAATGCTGGCGTAAAAGACACCTCCGCGGCGAGGGATAAGCTCAACTTTGAGCAGATGGCGACCGTAGACCTCTATTACCGCCACCAGACGACATACCAGGATGGTGTCGGAATTATCGACACCGCAGATGTAACCGGGGATCTGGACGGTAAAACCCTGCACATAATCGTGCCACTGGAGTAAAAAATGGCGAACCTTTCGCAAATAGTAAAAGTAAATATCGCGCTTCAGACATCAACCATCCCGCGAGAGTCATTCGGCATTCCGCTGGTGGCTTCGCCGGCTACGGCATTCCCTGAGCGCTACCGCTCTTATGCCTCTTACGATGCTGCTGTTGATGACGGGCTTGATGCTATGACGCTTGCCGCCCTGCGCGCGGTATTCAGTCAGGAGCCAAAACCATCCATTGCGATGGTTGGACGGCTGAATGCTGGTGTTGTGCATGCATCGGTAAGCGGGGCAGTGCTGACCGGGAAAACATACACCATCAGAATTAATGATGTTGATTTCTCATACACGGCTGTTGCCAATGATACCGCGCTTGAGGTCCATACCGGCCTTGCTGATAGCGTCGCTGCCGATGCCGTGGTTTCAGCGTCACTGACCATGGCACCAACCACACTAAGCCTGGATATCACTCCGTTAAATCCGGCTGCACCATTCGTCATCAAGCCGGTTCTGAATTTATCGGTTTCGGCGGAAAGCAACCCTGATGATATTCAGGCTGGGCTGGCTGCCATCGCCGATGCAAGCACTGCGTGGTATGGCTTTGGCCTGGCAGAGCGTTCTGACGATATGATCCTCTCGGCAGCTGAGTGGGCAGAAACGCAACGTAAGCTGTTTTTTGCCTGCTCAGATACTGCAGCAATCTGGAGCTCTGCAACGACTGATGTTGCCAGCACACTTCAGAAGAATAGCTTCTTCCGCACTGCGCTGGTGGCCCACAAAGCTGCAGCTACTGAGTATCCTGAAATGGCATGGATGGGGCGCTGCTTTACCATCGCACCAGGCGGTGAAACGTGGGCGCTGAAACGCCTCTCCGGGGTAACGCCGTCAGTTTTCTCCTCCACTGAGCAGGGATATATCAAATCCAAGTTCGCAAACGCCTACGAGGAATATGCAACCGGTTATTCATTGATGATGGATGGCAAGGTTTCTTCTGGTGAGTGGATCGACGTCATTCGATTCCGTGACTGGCTGGATGATGCTATCCAGAAAGCCGTTGCTAATCGCCTCATCTCGCGCAGCAAAGTTCCGTACACCAATCAGGGGATCGCAACGCTGGTAAACCAGATGCGTGGCGCGCTTGACGAAGGGCAGCGTGTCGGCGGAATCGCGCCAGATGAAGAGGGCGCAGATGGCCGCGTGGTCAAAGGCTATGAGGTTTCCTACCCAAATGCCGCTGACGTACCGCCAGAAATTAAAGCCACCCGCGTAGTTTATCTTGGCTTCCGTGCCCGCCTGGCCGGCGCAATTCATGTCGTCGAGATTGACGGCACACTCGCATACACTCTGGAGTAATTACCATGACCATGGGATTAGAAGGCACCTACGACTCCTCGCAGGTATTTATTACCGTTGGTGGGCTGCCGCTGACGGGTTTTTCTGAAGGTGACAGCGTAACCATTGAGCGCTCAACTGAGCTTTACACCTACAAGGTGGGCATTAACGGTTCCGTAGGGAGATCGCGCTCGGTTGATAAAACCGGGACTATCGTCGTTAAAACGCTTGGCACCAGCTTTGCGAATGACGAACTTTCAGCACTGTTTAACATTGATTCGGCCACCGAGGACGGCAAGGCCGTGCTGCCGATCACCGTGAACGACTTCTCCGGTCGCTCCGTTATTTTTGGATCGCAGTGCTGGCTTGAGAAAGTTGGCACCGTCAATTTCGGCAATGAGGTGGGTGAGCGTGAGTGGACTTTCCGCGCTGCCGTGCTGACCATGTTTATCGGGGGGAATGCCATCTGATGGAAAGCTTAATTCACGAAATCGAGGTGGCGGATAAGAAATATACCTGCCTGAAGCTGAATGCCTTTGATGCGTTTCGGCACCTCATGGCTATCAAGTCGCTTATTCCTGCCAGCGCGCTGAGTGCAGGGCTATCCAGCGAGGGTGTCATTGATGCGCTGAGCGGTATCAACCAGGACACGCTTAATCAGGTTGTTTTCCCGCTACTCAAAGACTGCAAGCTTCGCGCGGTGCAGGATGGTGGCGAGGCGGTGATGATTTGTGACGCCATGAGCATGAATCGCTGCTTTACCGCAGATACGCTGATGGATTTCTTCCTGGTCGTTTTTGAAGTCCTGAAGCTCAACTTCACCCCTTTTTTTCAACAGCTTCTCAACCGCGTTGGTACGGTAAATCTGTAATCCATACCGCAAACGCAGTCAGCCATAAAAAAATCGACCCCGGACACCTTTCTGATGGCCTGTCATCAATGTTGTGGATATACCGCCCTGTCATGCGGGGTATCGTCACGCTCGCAGAAATTGAGTCCGGAGCCGCAAGTGTAGATCGCCTGCTCGATATCAATGCCCTGCTGGATATGCAGGACTACATCGAGTCGCAGCAGGCCGATATGGGGAACCAAAAGTGATCGTACGTGAATTGCTGATCCGCCTTGGCGTCGTCGGCGGGCGAGAGTCTGAGCAGACATTTAATCGGATCGATAACGGCGTGAAGCGGCTTGATAATTCCGTTCGATCGCTCAGCGCTCCGCTGGCTAATCTTAACGGCATCCTGATGGGCCTGTTCGCTGGTGTTTCTGCCGCAGGCTTTATCAAGATAGCTGACACCATGCAGGGGCTGCGCGATCAGATTGGCAATGCCACCGGCGACATGCAGGGCGCTGCCGATATGCTGGATAAGCTTGGTGAGCACGCCACCCGCGGGCGCGTCGCAGTCGATGAGTACGCTTCATCATGGGCGAAGATGCACACCGGCATTAAATCTTTTGGCGGCACAACCGAAGACACGACGAAATTTATGGACACCCTGACCGCTGCATTTAAGTCCAATGGCACGCCAGCCCAGACGGTAAGCTCAGCACTTTTCCAGCTGGGACAGTCCATGCAGAGCGGCGTTATTCAGGGGGAGGAGATGAACTCCCTGATTGATGCGCAGGGTGAGCTATTTAACGATTTGGCAGTTTCCATAGCCGGTAGTGTGCCAGCGTACAAAAAGCTTCAGGAAGGTGGCAAAGTCACATCAAAAATGCTGCTGGAGGCCGTCAACAAGCAGTACGACAAGTACGTTGACAGGCTCAGGCTTGCACCGATGAAGGTTGGCGATGCCATAACGGTCGTCGGCAACAAATGGAAGCTATTCACGGACAGGATGAACCGTGAGACGAAGTTCGTGCAGAAGATCGCAAACGGCATCATCGCAGTTTTCGACAAGATAGAAACAAAATCCGGCGAGCTGATAAAAAAATTCGGTGGCATTGAGCGCGTGCTTTCCATGCTCGGCCTCATCCTTACCTCTGGCGGGATCGTGGTAGGCATTTACGCCATCGGCGCTGCAATCGCCTTTATCACGAGCCCGTTCGCAACGCTCATTGCCGTTATTAGCGGCTTGCTGCTCATCCTTGATGATTTTCTCGTCTGGAGGAAAGGCGGCGATTCGATGTTCCGCGACATGTTCGGCAGCTACAACGAGACGATGAAGCCCGTCGAGGATGCTGTTGTCGGCATGCTCAAAAAAATCGACGAGCACGTTGGCATTCTGAAAACCTCGTTCACTATCTTCAGTGCGTTCGTTGTCGGCAAATGGCTATCGAATATGGTTAAAGCCTTTGCTGGTGTTCGTGCGCTGATGTGGGGCGTAAAAAAGACCGCTGACGCCATTGATAGCTCCATGGGTGGTGACGAGCCAGGAAAGAAAGGAGGTGGCGGCGGAAAAAAAGGTGGGCGCTGGTCAAGGCTTGGATCGTTGTTTAACCCGAAAAACCTATGGAAGGGCTTTGCTATAAGTAGCGGGATAGACATGCTTGATGCCGCAACTGGTCTTGGAGAAAATGCAAGCACAGCATCGAACGCAATGGACATGGGCGGATCTACTTTAATGGCGATGCCGCATCCACTAGCTAAGGCCGCAGGTGGCGCTCTTATTGGGGCGTCCGCAATCTCGAAAACAGATGCTTACCAGTGGGCTTTCAAAGAGTCTGATATCTGGCTGACGAACAAGTTAAAGCAGGCCGGTGAGGGGCTGAGCGCACTTTACAGCGCCAACGAGAATGCTTTTCAGGCGCTCAAGTCAGGGTCTGCGGCCAGCGTAAAACCAGAGCTCAAAACCATTGAGTACAAGCCAAACATCACCGTTCAGCTGACTACGCCAACCAACGACCCCGCAGGTGTGGAATCCGCTGTGCTTTCGGCCACAGAGAAAACCCAGCGCGGCTTTACCGAGTGGTTATCCAACGAAATAGCGTTCAATACCGGCGCTAAGTAAACAAACCCAGCCCACTTCGGTGGGCTTTTTTGTATCTGCAAAAAAAACCTCACGCGCTTCACACGCGCAATTTATAATCCTGGAGCCTACAGAAAGCCGAGCCTGAGAGTTGCCGTTAAGGGTAGCAACCTCTCCAGGATGCGGCTTCTCTGTGTGACAGGCTCTGCTTTCTATAGGCAAATAGCTATGAAATATCCAACCGTATCAGTAAACGGCGTTTCCGTTCGTGTTGACGAAGAGGGGCGCTACAACCTTAACGATCTTCATGCAGCCGCTCTCGCAAATGGTGAGGCAACAGAACAGCAGCGACCAAGCCAGTTTTTGCGTAGCGCTCAGGTTAAGCGGTTCATAAAAGCCCTAAAAGCCAGAGTGCAAAAAAGCACTCTGGAACAAATTCAACAACTTAAGGTTATTAATGGTGGTGATGAACCCGGTGCATGGGGTGTTGAGATACTTGCCATTCGCTATGCAGCATGGATTAAGCCTGAATTTGAAATTGAGGTGTATGAGGTTTTCAGAACGGTTGTGCGCCTGGGAATTAATGCCATGTCACGCCTGAATAAAATCGACCATGTTATCAACGCCGAGACCAAAGAGATCAGCCAGTGCGCGAGCAAAATGGCCCGATGGGGCGTAGGCGGAAGAAAACGGCTCCTGAGTGCGGCGAGAGATCGCGTTGCGGACGAGGTGCAGCTGTACCTGCCGGGCATTATTTGATTATACGTGCCCGCTATGGCGGGCATTTTGCTACACAGAGGCAAACACATGACAACAGGCATCATCCCGCCAGCAGACCCACGCGGCGATATTCTGGGCTTTATCCTTCCGCGCAATCCCGGCGATGACTTTCTGATGCTGGATCCGTATTTCGGCATCCTGGAGTTCGACGTAGTGGAGCAGGAAACCCACGACTGGACGCGCGATATCACCACGAACCCGGTAGAGGGCGGATCCCCGATAGCCGATCACATCATCCGGCAGCCAAAAAAGCTGAACGTAACGGGCATGATAAGCAACACCCCGGTGCGGGGGATTATCAGCCGCATCGAGGGGGAGCCGCCGAAGGATAATGTGCGTGAGGCCATCGCGCTGCTTGAGAACTTCTACAACAGCAACGAGCTGCTGACGGTCTACACGCGGGATATCGTTTACGAGAACATGCTGATCACCAGCATCAACATCCCTCGCAGAACGGAAGACGGAACAGCAATAAATTTCTCAATGGACTTCCAGCAGGTGAATATCGTCACCACGGCGACAACAAAACTGCCGCCGGGGATCGGGGTAGGCAAGGACGGGAAATCGAACGCCAAAGACAAGGCCACCAAAAACCGCGCCACTGGCACCAAAAACGCGGGTAACGCGGCTGGGGCAGATGTGGGGCCACAGCCGTATGTGTCAGAGTTAAAGCAGATTTTGAAAGGGCAGAGAACGGGCCAACCATTGCCAGGGCTTGGCTCGTTAATACCTTAGTGATGAATTTTTTCGGGAAATAGGTAGTAGTGATCTGTCCCATCTGGGGTTACAAAGGCTACAAAGTTTCCTGCCGCCCTGCTTTTATCGGACACTTCTGCATCAAAAAAACATGATACGAATGAAGGGCCGCTGTCGTTTGTCTTTGCGACAACAACCCTTTCAATCGGCTTGTGCTCGTCATCAAGATTGTGGTTATAGAACTCAACGAACCAATTTTTAACAGTTTCGCTTTCGCATTCCATTTTTCCGTCTTTTGTTGCCGCCATAGCATTTTCTGACGTGATTAAACCGATGGTTGCGATTAGCAGAACAGAAGCGAATTTACTCAAGAAAAACCTCGGAGAAAATAATGGGGCATGAAATATCAGTTATCGCAGGGATGCCAGATCAGCGCATCGATACAACAGTCGACGGCAAGCCCATCACCCTGCGCCTGAAATGGAACGAGAGATTTGGCTACTGGTTTATGAGCATATACACCAGATCGCTTGAGCCAATTCTTGGTGGCATAAAAATGGTTCCTAACGTGGGAATGATCAGCTTTCTTTCGCTTGATGGCATCAATGGCGATTTCATTCTCGGTCGCTGCAATACAAAACCTGAAAAGCCAACTCTGGAGAACATCGGAACGGACTTCAGGTTGTTTTGGTTAAACAACGCCGACATCGAGGAATTTAATGCCATTCTTTCTGCGAGAAGCTGAAATCATCATCGGCCAGCCAGGCGGTGAAGCTGTTTCCATCAAAGACCTGCGCTTTGAGTTTAACATCACCAAAACGTCAACGAAAACAGCAAATAGCTGCACGCTGAAGATTTACAACGCGAAACCTGAAAACATAACCCTGCTTGAGACGGTGAATAACATCGTGATCATCCGCGCCGGGTACAAGCAAAATGGCGGTGCTGCGCCGATTTTCACGGGAACGGCGTTCCGCAGCCTGACCATTCAGGACGGCGCTGATATCGTCACGGAGCTGGAGCTGCGCGACGGTGCGATACCGCTGCGTGACGCAAAGATTAGCGTATCGTGGCCGCCAAACACCGCCGCCAGGGCGGTACTGTACGGGGTGGCGGGTAACTTCGGCTTTCCGTTGAAGGTTAACGATGCCGATATCCCTGACCGTCAGTATGTTGGTGGCTTTGCCCACACCGGAAGGGCGCGGGAGGCAATGGACAAGGTGTGCAACTTCATCGGCATGGAGTGGAGCATCCAGGATAATGAAATTCAGGTCATCAAAAAAGGCGGTACCACCGGCGGCGTGGCGGTCGTATTGTCGAAAGATACCGGGATGATTGGCTACCCGCGCCGAGAAGCCAAAACCATGACGGAGAAAGCCGCTGCCAAGGAGGGCGTTAAGTACGGCCAGAAAGGCATCGTCAGAACGGTTATTGACATCGAAGACCCCACTGCAAAGCTCAAAGAAAAGACCATGCTGGAGGTTCAGGGCTACCGGGTGAAGTCGCTGCTTAACCACATGATTTATCCTGGCTCTTACGTGCAGCTGTCATCGCGCGGCGTGAAGGATGAGTTCTTTCGCGTGGAGGAGGCCAGGTACACTGGTGACACGCACGGTGGGGAGTGGGTAGTTGAAGCGCTGCTCAGGTATGTTTAACCAAATGGCGAGGTGAGAATAATGGCTGAATCAAACGACATCATCGAATCCCTTCGCCAACTGGTGGCCACCGAACTCGACACCATAAACACAGCCATACCGTGCAAGGTTGTGTCCTACTCCGGCGGGCGAGTGTCGGTCAAACCTCAGGGCGAGAAGAAGTACAGCGACGGTGACAAAAACGCATTCCCGGTAATATCTAGCCTGCGCTTCGTGTGGCCTGCGTTCGCAGGCGGCAGGGCTGGCGTGAAGGGGCCGGTACTGGAAGGTGACGATTGTCTGCTTATCGCCTGCCAGCAGGCCATTGACGATGATGATTACCGGCGCTTTGACCTGGTTGACGCTTACGTTATTCCCGGCGGGGGATATAGCGACAACATTCCAGGTAATAGCGTTATGCAAATTTATTTTGGTGATAGTTTTATATCACTCAATGATAGTGGCGAAATTATCATTAATGCCCCTCAGCGGTTGACGGTTAATAGTCCTGAGTCTACTTTCAACGGCAAGGTCACGGTAATGGATAGATTTGCATTCATGAACGGAATGACCGGAACGGGTGGCGCTGGCGCTGTTGCGACATTTACCGGGCAGATGGATGTCACTGGTGATGTCGTTGTTAACGGAATTAGCTATAAGGGCCACAAACACAAGGAAAATGGAGACGGTGGCGGTATTACCGATGCTCCTATTAACTAAGAGACGCGACATAAATCAATTTTAGCGCACCCATCAGTGAGTGCGCATATGGCTACGCCTCTGTTAGCTGTTGTTTTCTCCTGAAGTTTTCGTCATTGCTGACATAATCAATCATGTCCATAATTATTCCTGAAATTCTCATTACATCATCAGGGGACTCAATTGTTAACTTCTGGTTATTAAACTCAAGCCTGGCTCTCTTTATTTCATTGCTTTGGGCATCATTAAGTTCAACTGGGAATGTTATATACGATGAAGATTTGTCATGGAATCTACAAATCCATCGATTTGTTTTACCATCCAGCAAAATCCCAAAGTAAGACTCAGTATCCTTATACTGAATGTCAAAATCATCTCCGGCAATTTTCTTAACAATGCTAAATAAATCTAATTCTTTTTTTGTTGTGACAATGTTTTGATTCTCGGGATTAATGATTGGGCCATTTTCATCCACTTTCAGCCCTGGAGCTTCAAGTGAGTTATTGTTTATGGCGTCAGAATTAGATAGACCCTGAACAACCATAGCGCTAACAGACTTCTCTACAGCCTGCTTTACAATCGGGGTTATGGAGTCCAGGAAGCGCTGGTTGAGCTGCCTCTCTATGCTTGACCTCGAAGCTACGTATCTTACAAACTCTTGGTCAGCATCCCGCAGACTTATGCTTATTACCCGTGTAAACTCAGAAAGGAAAACGCTTTCTTCGGCGAGAGTTCTCAATGTTTCTGGCTTGAAGGTATCGTATCTGAATCTGTAGAGCTGCCTGATATCGGAGTCAGTTATTTTATCCATCCTTACTTTTAAGAAAGGGGCCGGATCCATGATGTTTTTTTGTTTTAAATCTGTGAAAAAACGCCATTCAACGCCATTTGTTATTGCTGAAACAGTGACCTCAGGCGTGGAATTGAAATACCTTGAAAGTTGAGGGCAATGGTTATCAAGTTTTTCAGAGAAAGATTTTGCCTCAATAAACATAACAGGAGCATCATTGCAAAATAGAGCATAGTCTACACGCTCATTGGCCTTTACACCTGGAAAGTCAGCGTAATACTCTGCCTTAACTTTTGTTGGATCATAAGGCGTGAAGCCTAAAACATCCAAAAAAGGCATTATCAGCGCCTGTTTTGTTGTTTCTTCTGTTGTGCAAAATGGACCCATGTTTTTAACGTGGTCTGCATGTAATGAAATTCTGTTTTTGAAGTTTTCCATAAATTTTCCTTAATTGTACTATGGTGGAGCATTTCGCTTACTTTTCCGGGTTTGCCATGCTCTTAAGTGCGCTTATATCTGCTTCCATCGTCATGATTTTTTCAGATAACGTTTCAATGTTAGATTTCTTTATTCTTTCAAATTCTGAAACCCAATACTGTAAAGCTGCGACCATCTCCGCATTTGCTGAGCGTCCATTGTTTCTTGCTATACAGGTGATATTTTCTTTAAGGCTTAAAGGTATTCTCAAATTTACTTGAGGGTTCCTGTACTTTCTTTCTGACATTCATACCTCCTTGTCGGCGATAGAATGCTAAGTAGGTATCATTTTGCTATCAATGCGTACCAAAGTGATATGTACTTTTAGTGTCCGTAGGCATTTTTTTTTAAATTGCTTATAAGATTATTGTTTTCAATTGGTTATTGATTTTAAGATTTGCAATGATGGTCTTGTCACTTAACAAAAATTTACAATCTATTGATGTGGTATATCACTACACAAGGTCTTGGCAAGACGGCAAGGTTGATCTTGATGGAAGTTTTGGGTATCTTTGGATCTTGAGGCGTAGAAACCTCAGCAAAAGCGGTCCGAACCAACCCCGATAGTGTTGGATTTTTTATGCCTGTCATTCAGTGGGTGCACATTGCGGCCACAGCCCGAACAACGTCGGGAGGGCGAGGAATACAACACCCGAAAGGGGAATTACTCCGCGGTAACTTTTGCGCCGTTTCTAACCTCCCGACACCACAATTGTGGTTTTCCTTAGAAAGAAAGCAAAAGAGGTCATCATGATCAACTCCATATCTTGCGTTATCCCAGAAATAACAATTCGCAACGATCGCCCGGTTACTACTTCAATCGCCGTCGCCAATTACTTCGGCAAGCAACATCGAGATGTCACAAAGAAGATAAGATCCCTTGAATGCAGCCCATCCTTCACGAGTGCGAACTTTTTCGCAGTCGTTGTAACCGCGCAGGCTGGATTTGATGAGCGCGAAATAGAAGCCTTCGAAATGACAAAAAACGGCTTTATCTTCCTTGTTATGGGATTCACTGGTAAGCGAGCTGCGGCCTTCAAAGAAGCATACATAGCCGAGTTCGACCGCATGGAATCTGAGTTACTTAAGCAAAACACACAACCATCAGTACCGGCAATGCCCATCTTCCCAATCGGCATAAATTTCCAGTATGTAGTCACAGTAGAATCGGGCTGCGTGATAGAAATGCGGCCGCTGCGCCAGGGGGAAATGGTCGCCAGTGCTGAGGATTTGATCTGGATGCTCAGAAAAACAGGCTGGGTTGTTGAGCTGGCAGAGGATATGGCCGCCATGAAGTCGATGGATCTCGCCCAGCTCATTCAACGGTCTGCCGCCATGCAGATTCAGGCCTTCTAAATTATTCAGGCACAAAAAAACCCGGCTGGTGACCGGGTTTTTTTGAGGGTATGTAAACTTGTGGTTTACAACCTGCGACACGCTACCTCAACGGTTAAATCTTTACCCATTACCAGCTTTAGGTCAAGCTGAAGAAACGTTTTGATACGATAGTTCAATTTAGCAATATTCTATTCATGGATATAATTCCCACCGCTTGTTGAGTAGTGCGAATTGGTGCCTCACCCATTTGGGTGGAAACGTGGAGAGGTTTTTAATTTCCAGATTTCCTGATTCCCCACTGAAGCGGGTGGTACCGTAAATTCAGCATCCAAACCTTAGGGCGCGACGCGCTACCTCAACAGCTAGCACTGGCGAAGTTGGGGTTCCTTGGATGATTTCGACTGGTTGCGTTCCTCACGTGAGGAAAACGAATGATGGAAATTCGCAGCCTGCTTAAGCAGATTATCGAAATCGTCATTGCTGTACTGCAGCTGATCCTGCTGTTCCTGTAACAGAAGGAAACGTACCTAAGGCCAGGCGGCTAACCATCGCCTGGCCTTTAACATTTCAGATTCCTAAACAAACCCGCTCCGGCGGGTTTTTTTACATCCAATTTTCAGGAGCCTGCCTTGATAGATTTTAAATTCTCCAGCGGAACGCTGCCCTTGCTTAACGGTGATTTTGTGCTGGTGGACGGAGCGGAGCGCGTCAGGCAACAAATCGAGATCCGCCTGAACCTGTGGCGGGGGGAGTGGTTCCTTGATTCTGATTTTGGCACGCCATACACCGGCGAGGTGCTGGGTAAAGGGGTAAATCCCGATGCTGCAGTAAGCGCCATTAAACGTGAGGTGCTGGCGGTCGAGGGCGTTACCAGCATAGAAAGCCTGACCTATAGCGTGGCGAAGGAGACAAGAAAGCTTTCTTTGTCATTTGCTGCGAGAACCGAGTACGGGTTAATTGAGTTTCCGGGGTGATAATGGAAAGTAAGTTTGTAACTGAGAAAGGGGTTTTTACCCCCACTCTCATTGATAGCGCTGCATACATCGGCGATGCGTTAACCCAGGCTGTCGGGCCCGTTAATCTGGAGCCTGATTCCGTTGCCGGGCAGTGGGTGGGTATCGAGGCCGAGGCTAACGCGCTGCATTTTGAGGCGCTGGACGAGTGCTGGTCATCTCGATTTTTATCATCGGCAACCGGCGTTGCTCTTGATGCGATGGGTTTCTGGATCGGTGAGATTAGAAAGCCGCCGACAAAAACACGGGTTAACTCCGTTCTGTATGGTAGCGAGGGGGCGCTTGTTCCCGCGGGTAGCTATGCATCATTCGACAACTACCAGTTCAGGCTTGAGGAGGCGTCGGTAATCAGCCGCGCGCTGCTTGTTGATGGTGAATTCAGGGTGGTAGATACCAGTCAGCCAGCTTATACCGTGAGGGTTTCCGGCGCGGATCTGACTTACACAAAATCCGCCGGAGACACAGCATCGGATATCGCAACCGGCCTTGCTCTCCTGGTTAACGAAACGGAGAGCTACCAGGCTATCGCGGACGGTAGCGCGGTGAGGCTTACGACAGAGAGCATGGTGCAGGGGTATCCGGTTTCGTTTGTTGGCGTTGGCCTGGAGTGGGTGAGGATTGGATCCCCTGGCATTTTCGCTGCCACTCAGTTTGGTGCAATTGAGGTGCCAGTCGGTGCGCTTGATAACCCGGTCTCCGCGATTGTTGGTTGGACTGGAGTCACTAACCTTGTCGTCGGTTCAACCGGTAGCGCCAGGGAAAGCGATGAAGACTACCGCAGCAGACTTTACGACAGCAGGGCATCGCAGGGCGGCGCTGCAACAGTGGAGGCAATTAAGCAGCGCCTGAATTCAGAGGTTGCAGGGGTTACGCGTGCAGATGTGCTGGAGAATGACGCGATGGAGGTTGATGCGGACGGCTTGCCGCCAAAGTCAATCAAGTGTGTCGTTCAGGGTGGCATTGAGCAGGATATAGCTGATGCCATCTGGAAGTACAAAGGGGCCGGTATCGAGACGTTTGGCTCTATACCCATAACGGTTGCTGATTCATTCGGTCGCGCGCACCTGGTTCGCTTTTCCCGGCCGGAGACCGTTACGGTCAGATACCGCGTTACCGTGTCTCTTCTTGAGCCCGAAGAGGTTCTTCCTCCTGATGTTGTCAGTGGGATCACCACTGGCGTGCTGACTTATGGCGAAACCCTTGGCATAGGAAGTGACGTTGTAGCGCAGCGTGCGCTTGGATTCATTTACCGGGAAACCACGGGGATCGGAAAAATGAAGGTTGAGGTTTCCGCAGATGGTATCACCTGGACGGAGGATATTTTGCCTGTTCCCGCCGGCGGTGCCGCGTCGATCCTCGCTGAAAATATCGAGGTGATCGGTGTCTGATTTCACATCATTGCTTTGGCCTGATATTGATTTTCAGGCGCGCATTAAGTCACGAATAACGAACCAGCTATCTCAGGGCGGGCTGCCAGAAATTTTTGCAGCATTAGGTTCAAACCATCAGGACATTGATGAGTTTACGCGCTACCTCTACGCCACCCAAAACATCCTCCTTGCCAGTGGCATCGAGCTTGATAGGTTTGGCGAGTACGTAGATGTGAAGCGATACGGGCGCGATGATTTTGAGTACAGGCTTGCCATTCTTTTGGCGAAATACTCCAAGGGCTACTCGGGAACTCCGCCGGAAGTAATGCTCGCTGCCGCTGTGCTGACGCAAAGTCTTGATGTTGAGATGGTAGAGCACCGACCGGCGCAGGCGAGCATTCACGTAACCGGGTTAAGCGTGCCGTTAAATATAAATGCCACGCTTGGATCATGCGCTGTGGCGGGGGTGGCCATACACACCACTCACGATTACGGAACCGATGGCTTTACACTTTCCGGCGTTGATAAGGGGGGAGCATTTGTTCTTGGCGTTGAAAGCGACACCACCGCTCTGGCGGTAGACGCCAATACGGCGTTAGAGCTGCGGGCAGGATTTTCAGTCTGGCTTGGCGGTGATTATCTGGATTCCACACTGAATTACGGTATGCCACCGCTGTGCGGTGCGATGCCGGGTAGAGGTTGATATGTTTATTTTTTCTGAACAGAGCATGCAGTACCCAGATGGGCAGAACAACAAAGAGCCGATCCCGCCTGAGATTTTACTGAGAGGTTTTGCGCCACCATACAAAACTCCGGACGGGCAAATCGTGGCCGGGGATAAGCTTGCGGCCAACCATCTTAATTACATACTGAACGCATTTTCAGCGAAGATTAACGAACTTGAGCAGGAATTAGCTGCGCTTAAGGCTGCCAAATGACCGATATTCTCCTTAAAAGACTCCCCGAGCTTTTGCCTGCGTCAGCCATCAATGATGCAGACCTTCTTCTTTTAAACCAGGCTGGCTATGACAAAAGCATCACATACCTGGCAGTAAAAAACGCAATCCTCGATGGCGCACTGCGAAAAGCGAATGACCTCTCTGAGATCAGAGAGCGTGGCGCAACATCACAAGCCAATGCACGACAAAACATCGGATGTGGTACGGCAGCAACGAAAGACTGGGGATACCTCTCCGGCAAACTCTTGCCGTACGGGGCATATGGGATTGGCAGCTACACCCCAACACCAGGCCAACCGACAGAAGGGGGAAACACCCTTGAGCGCATGGCCAGCTACACGGGATTCTATGCCCATAAAGGGGGATATAACACCCAGGGGTACGGCTACGGCATGCCGTCGGAACTCGCGGACGGTGAGGATTACGCCGTCATAGCAGTCAAAGCATCACAGACGGCAAACATGGTATTTAGTCTGGTGTGGGCTGATGACGGGCTGTGGTTTGATACGCTCGACCAGGGCATGGCGGGGCGTAAAAAATGGGCCAGAGTCTTTTCCGACCGCCACCCGCCGAGCGCGGCCCAGACGGGAGCGCTGCCTGCCGATGATGAAAGCCTGAGTGTCGACTTAAATACTCTGGGCGCAATGACCAGCGAAGGCGTTTATTACCAGACCACTAATGCGGGCGCTACAGCTGCAAATCACTACCCGGCACAGGCAGCGGGAACGCTATTTGTTACGCGCTCCGCGTACGGGTGCCAGCAGATGTATATCACGTACTCGAACAGAATATTCGTCAGGGCATTGACGGGTAACTGGACTGGTTCGGGTCCGTGGTCCTCCTGGGTGGAAATGTACGGACCCAGCAACAATCCAACGCCTGATAATGTTAACTGCATCCAGCGTGATGGCTGCCATATCGGCGGTTTTGCATCAGGGGATGCAGCGCGGCCGTACATGCGCCATACGGCCAGCAATGTTGCCGTAGAGCTGGCAAAAAAAGGCGATTCGTATACCAAAGCAGAATCGGACAACGGCTATGCAGCAAAGACCAACGTTTACACGAAAACCGAATCTGATGCCAGATATGCAATGAGTCCAAATCAGGCT